CCCCCCAATTCACCAGCTTTCTCTTCTCGAACAACTGTCTCCCCCACGACATTTTGTCTTGGCTGTTCTCTGCGGCGTATGTCGCGTCCCATGGCATTCCTCCCACTGAGTAGTGATTGTGTTTGAAAGTCAGGTGTGTCCCGTCGATGACTACTCCAGCCGCCAAAGCCCGGTGCATGTAGTCATTGTCCGCGTACATGCTCTTGTACTCCGGGTAGTAGATGTACCCCCACCGATCATAGTACCGCTTGGACATGACGGCTTGCGTCTGGAGATCCTTCTGGTTTCCGTCGCTGATGAACAAGGCGAACTCCCGATCCGCATTGAACAGCACCGCATCCTGGATCGCCGTGTCCCAACAGAGGGGTGGCTCCACATCGTCCGACACGTAGATGAGAACCTTGCCTGTCGCCAACCGCGCCCCCACGTTCAACGCCTCCACGACGTTGGTGTTCGGATTGATCGCCAGCTTGAGATTCAGTTTACCAAAACCCAACTCCACCTCATGCAGGTAACTGGCGGCATCATCCGTGTCCAGCGACAGGATGTACTCGATGTCGTTGTGGCTGGAGCACCGCGTTACCCACGTCTTCATGGCGGACACCGCCTGCTGTGGCCTCCCCCTGGAGGGATGAACCAGACTGAACTTCCACCGGGTGTACCGGGTGTCCTGCATGAGCGAGAACATCCTGACTTCCGCCCACACGAAGTCGGACGCATCGGGAGCCACGGGGACATGTGTTCCGTCCCCGTGGAGAATTGATCCATTCCGCGTTACGTTCGGTCTGGCCACCCTGGATCGCTCGAACATACCAATCCTTTCCTCCGCGTGTTTCTTGAAGTCGGCAGTGGTCTTGAAGACAGTCTTCCCTCCGATTCGAGAGATCTGCTTCATTCTCTGTCCAATGCTTCTGAGGTTTTTGTCAACCATGAAAGCAAATTGTCCGCGTGAACCATCCCGCTGTCGGTGACAAAATTAGCCTCCCGAACGTGATTCACACCCTCGCTCAACAAGGCAACAAGCTCCTCACGAGACACACGACCTTCACGATAACAAGAGAAGTCGTTACACATGCTCCCATCATTCATACACAGTGGTCTCGGATGAACACTGAAGAATTTACAACCCGTACACGGAGTATTTCCCAATTGCTTGCTCATCGAAGCACCTCTTTCACTTTGTTCACGATGGTCTCCGGTTGAATGGACGCCAAGGCGTGACACCACTTGATCTGCTCCTTGGGCAGCTTCCACGCATCCTTGCACTGCTCGGTCGGGAGATGGAAGTTGTGGTCCCGGCACGGACTGTGCGGACACGTCCCCCGGAGCGGCGTGTTATTCGGGTAGTACAACATCCGGTCATTCGGGTGGAAGAGACCCCACAGCGAAACAACCGGCGTGTCCGGGAAGCAAGCGGCCAAGTGCATAATGCTGCTGTCCGGGCAGATGATCACGCTGGCGAACTCAACAAACGGAATCAGATCCCGGAACGATTTGGTCTGGTCCACGAGCGACACCACCCGCTTCTCCCACGTCACCATGGAATCAACCGCGCTCTTGAACTCGGAGTTCAGATTCGTTCCCACCAGAACGATCTTCCACGACTCGTCGAACTCCGCACACAACTCCGCGACCAACTCCTTCGTCTCACCAGGGGGGTAAGCCCGGTTCAGGTTGTTGGGGCACAGGTGAATCAGGATGAACTTGTCCTCGGGATGGAATCCCAGTTCGTTGAATCGGATGTAGTCATCCGGCATCGGCTTGATGTATGGGCGCTTGAACTGCCGGGGCACATCCCAGAACCCGATGAAGTTGAACATATCATCGTAGCAATTATGTTGGTCCGGCTCGCTGTTCGACTCCAGCATCCCCTCAAAGAAGATGTGGTAATCATAGGCGGACAGAATCTCCGAGTGCATAGGAAGAGGGAGGGCGCACCCCTCCACGAACTCATTACCCAGCCACAGGTCCATCACGTTTTTGTGGCAGTACATGTGAACCGTGGCATCCGGGTACAGGGTCTTGATATATCGAGGCACCGCCGAAGCGATGAGTTGGTCTCCGCAAGCGTTGTGCCGATAGATCACCACCCGTTTCCCATTCAAGTCCTGACCGCTGTACCGTCGCTCATACGAGTTCAAGGATGACCACCTGAACTGAGTGGCCGGACTCTGATTGATGAGTTCATCCAGCTCGTAATCACTGACGATGTACCGGACGTAGGGATGGAAGAACGAGTCCGGAGTCTTAAGGAGCCTATTTGAAGTAACCAGTCTCATTTCTTTTCCTCCGGTTTCACTCCATCGAATACGAACTTGAACACGTTCTCTATCGTCATGGCCATGGCCAGCGTAGACACCAAGCAGTTCGCTTTCGCATCGTCCATCACTTTGTGGACACCCTGAATCAGAGGAAGCACCTGAGCCATTCGCTCCTTCGTGATGAGGGCTTGGACCAACTGCTTGTTCATGTCCCGATAGACCGACAGGATCTCTCCAAGTTCGTCCGGCTGACTGGGGGTAGGTTCATTACTCATTGCTTGACTCCTTTTCTGTAGGCTCGGGTTCTATATCGACACTTGTACCGACTCCAAAACGTTCCCTGTACATTTCCCTCTTTTTCTTGATCTCTTCTATCGTGAGCTGCGCGTCTACGTTTCGCTTTTGCTGCTCGCCGACAAGCTTCAAAGAATCTAAGTGCAGCTTCCTCCGACGGGAAGCTATCCGGTCCGCCATCTCGGTTTCTTTCGTTATGCTTCCCGAGACTCCGTCGTACAAAACTTTTTGATCCATCATCGTAACGATAGCTTCGTTGAAATTTCTTTTTTGCTCGGTGATTAGCTTCTGTGGCACGGAGAGGACTATGGATACGTCCACGTTCAGTTTTTCGGCAATCTCGCCAGGGAGATATCCCGCCGCCCTTAAGCAGGCGATGACGTTTTCCACACCACTTGCAGGGACGAATCGAAACTGCGTAGCACCAATGTCCTCCCAATGCTTTTGTGCGAGCGCGACGCTGGATTGCTCGACTAACTTCGCGGTTTCGTTGTCCTGCATATTTCTCAGGGCCAGCTTCTCTAAGCCCTCCTGGTACAAAACGCGCTTTTTCCGCATAGTAATCTGTCGCTTCTCGGCCCTCCGGAGAGCAAGGACTTTCTCCCGACTCCCAGCCTGGAGTGCTTCGAGATGCGCCAATACCTGTCGGCGTCGGCCATCGCTCAATTGTGACCAGAGGAAGTTTCTCACCCCACTTCCATTCGGAGCGAGGTACGGGGTAACGGAGGTAATGCGGCGGAGCCATCGTCCGAAGCCCAAACCTCGAAAGAATTTCGCGTGTCCCCTCAGCATACTTCTCTCCTTTCAACTTCATCACGTAGATCTGAAACCGGACCTGAGGCGTCCCCCTGTCCGTAACCTTTGACATGAAGTGCAAGGTCTTGATAATCCCAAGCTGATATGCGAAACAGTACAGCTTCAGTTTGAAACGCTTGTACCGGCTCACCCGCTTCGTGAAGTGCAGAATGTCCCCCGGCTTCAGACTCCACAACGCATCCCGGAGTCTTCTGGACATCGGACCGCACCAGAATTTGGCTCCCCTCTTGCCCATGGTTCATTGTCCTCTCCCCATATGAGATCGGAAGAAGTCATCGTTGTAGATGTGCTCGTTCATCAGCAAGATCTCATTTCCCACTTCTTGATTTCACACACTCGGTGCATGAACTCTCGCAAGTGATCCGTGTTCATCCAGGTTTTACCAGCCAGATGTTTTACCCAGAACAACAAGTTCATGTGAGTCTTGATTCGATCCAGATCCACTTCATAGGGATATTGAATCGAAATGGTCAACGTATTCATTTTCTTGTCGTATGTGAAGTGGGCATCCATCATCTTATCATGCTCTATCCCCCACTTCCTGAGCGTACCCAAGGTCCACCTTGATCCACAAACCTTCCCCTTGATCTTGAATTCGGCAGCCGCTTCCAGTTTCTTCATCTTCGTATCATCAAACTTCTTCTTCATTTGCTTCCCCTGTTTTTTAAGGATCGGCAGGTTGGACAAACCTCCAACAGAGGCCCGGAGCCTTGCGTACCATCCGGCAGCCTGCCGACCCATTAAACCAACGAGATCACGGCATTGCGTCCCACCCCTGTCTGGATGAACGTCTTCGATTGTAACAGATCCGCGATCAGTTCACGGACCTTGCCCTCTGACAATTTCTTGAGGAACAACGGACAATCCGGATCGTCCTGCATCTTTCTCCTCGGGGGAAGAGCGTGATCCGGTTTTTTTCTGGCGAAATCAACCATAGCCGCTCTGGTATCCGTACCGTCCACAACTCGGGGATTAAACTCAACCGGCTTCCAGTACGGCAGCTTCCTGTCCCCCGACTGTTCGATGTAGAACTCCGACAACTCGTTTCCCTTCTCGTCCACACCCAAGGCGTCGTTGGGTTTCGGGCATGAGAACCGATAAGCCCTCAAGTGACCCGTTTGTTTTTTCTTGTTGGATTCCGGGGACAACACGGAGATCACCCTGAGCCAGTTCGTCATTCTCGCCGTCCCTGCGATCATGTACTGCTCCAGATAATTGTCATCGTTCCGCATCTTCAACTTGTTCGTGTGGTTCAGCAGGAACAGGGAGAAGTTGTACTTCTCCATGAACGCATCCATCTGATTGGTCCACTCCTTGCACACCTTGTCGTCCGAGATTCCGCCTTCCGGCATGAAACTCTGATACGGGTCCACGATCAGAACTTCCGGACCGTAGCTGTCGGAGAACTCTTCCACGGCTTTGTAGAACTCATCACCCATGACACCCCGCAACCAGTGAGCGTGAAACGTATCCGATGGAACTTTGTCCAAGGACAGGTAGTGCTTGATTCCCTCGTGGTTCTTTTTCATCACGCGGTATGAGTTCTCAGCCTGCAACAGCAGCACCCGACACTTCTGCTTCACCTGAATTCGTCCTAGCAGGGGGGAGCCCACAGCGAGGCTGATCGCCACCTGTTGAGCCAGGACGGACTTGCCCATGCTGGAACCGGCAACCAGGCTTGTGGGGAGACCGCGCTCCAGGAAGTACTCTCCTGCCAGGTTGTCTTTTTTGTTGGGGGTGTATTCCCTGAGGAACTTATCCGTTATCGGGGGGAATCTTTCGAGGAAGGTTTTTTTGGGGGGGTTCTGTTCGGACTGCTGGGTTTTGTCGTTCATCTCACTCACTCGCTTTCTCGTCGCGGTCACGTGTTGGACTTTGTCAGAGTCTTGATCGTCGAACCTATTCGACTATCACGGCGGACAGTCTGGATTATTTTTCCGATTTTGTCAACACGCTTTTTTTTTTCTTCAACCCAAAGTCGATCTTGTCGGACTGGGAAAAAATCGTATTGGGTTATTGGGCGGATTGGGTGCCCTAAGAGGGCATCCTAACGGCAAACCCAATATCCGCCCAAAGATTACACCCATTGGGTTTGGGATAAATCCCAATTTACCCAATGTTACCCAATCACCCAATAAGCTGTCAGAGGGGGGCTTGACAAGAGGCGAAATAATTTCAGAGTGATCTCCCCAAGAGAGAGGGTCCGATCTCCCTATAGCGCGAGTCACCGTTTGCGTCCCGGTTTTGGGTTCGGGGTGTGGTCAATTGATAGCATTGCAATGCTACTCTCTCTCCCTTCACCCCCTCACTCACTGTGTTACACATGATGTGATACATTGATGTTACACATGATGTGACACATTGAATTTGATGTGACACATTGAGGTGATACATTGGTCAGAGTGTGCACTTCGGACTGCACCTTCTCTCTCCGCATCCTGGGATTGTAAACCATGCAAGACCGGGTAGGTTTACAATGGAGCCTATGTATCTACAATGTATATCCCTACCCGTACGTGATACCGTACGCGGTACACCTCAAGTAAAGTACACTTTACTTTTCTCTTATAACCTATTGACAATAACAACAGACTATGAGATACTCTAATCATCGGTAAGAGAACCAATGCCGGGCGACTGGCGGAAAGGTGGAGAGTATGAGAATCATATGCGAACGGTGGACGCGGGACATTGACGGTATTAGGGGATTCGATTTTGGTATCTTGTGGTTCAAGAAAGACTTCCCAGGATTTCGGAGAGTGTTCTTGCGTTTTGTAGATGGCAGAGTCCGTCTACACACAGCATAGCCGGGCGAACCGGCAGAAAGGTGGGTGAAGTATGAGAAAGGATCTAGTACTTAGCTTTGCCTACAGAGATTTGAGACTACGGGTAATTGCCTACGATGACGCTTACCTGCTCATCATATCTCTGCTGGCCGATGGGCGGGAGATTGTACGGAAAGAGTTTATAGATCCTCTGTCAATCTTGGGATACTTGACAGAGACCTATTTGAGAAATCGGTTATCTTATACCTATCTAGTCTAACAACAAGGCGAAATATGGGGAACCGTCCCCATATCGTGGCGTTATGCGCCACCTGAAGATGCCTAGCATAACAGTTTGATTTTTGCTCATTGAAAACTAAATCGGGTAGCATGATCGAATCCTACAAAGGAATATCATGCAAACAGATACCAATACAGAAGAGACCGAAATCACGTTGTCTGAGACCACAAGCAAGGCGCTAATCGGGGCATTGGACGCCACGATCAAGACTTCCCTGGGTGTAGCTAAAGCGCTCCGTGATTGTTTCACGGAGTTGCTTCCAGCCCTTCCTTGGAAGGACGGAAAGTGCACTCTCACGGGAGCCAAGGCAACGAAAGCCTTGCCGGAAGTACAGTCCGCCACAAAGGTAATTAACGATATGCTCCTCAAGCATGATCGTTTTACCGTGGAAGGCGAGAAAGCGGATACCGTCAAGTTGTCGGATTCTATCCGAAATCAGATCGGTCAAGCTAAGAACGCGCTAGGATTGCCTAAGCGCAAGATTGACCGATCAGCAGGTGCAGCGGCACGGAAAGCCGAGAAGGCGCGACTGGAAGCCGAAGCAAAGGCCAAGGCTAACGGCGGCGACGCCACAATGTCAGCAGAAGCCGCAAGTGTCATACTGACAACAGCAGCTCAGATGGAACGTGCATCCTGGTCGCCGGATATCATCCGGCATGAGCTGGCGCAGTGCCTGATTGCGTTGGCTAGCCTGCAAGCGGGACATGACGCGGTAATCGAACACGTCAATCGCGCTCTGCAAGAGGCAGGGTGCGGTGAGTTGGCAATCGTTGCCAAGCCGAAAGCGGCTCCTGAGAAAGCGGTGAATAAGGAGGACCGAAAGGAAATGATGCGGCGCTTGAACGAGATGAAGGATCTCGAAGATAGGCTTGCCGCAGGCTGAATACCGAGAGATACGATACGATACTGAACAAAACAGAATAAGACCAGGATCATGCTACCCGATGAAGTTTAACCCGTGGGAAAGTTTCCACGGGTTTTTTATTTCCCCCTCACCGTGATTTTCCCGTGGGAACGATTTATTGCCCCTCAAGAAAAAAATCCTTTGTCTCATAGAACCTATATGTTATAGTATGTATAGTGGTAGATGGAGACAGTCGCTCACTTATGGGATGAGGCAAAACGGCTCCTGCATCGCCGACAAGTAAAGGCGACTTTACTTGGCGTTCATTGACAACATAGTGCGGAATGCCGATGACAAGGCTACCGCCATGTGACGCATGATAGCGTCAACGAGTGAAATGGATTGCCCATTCCGTCCTGGCATAGCACCCAAGGGTGCAACGTGCGGAGTGAAGGGGCGATTCAGCAGGGGGGCGGTAACACGCCCCCCTGATTAGGGCAGGGTCAAGTAAAGTCGGCTTTACTTGCTCCTGCTCTGAGAAGCGAATACAGAAAGGGGTGAGACATGCTCTTGAAGCATACCATAGACTCTCTAAGGCTTGTCGGATTCTGCCAAAAACATCCTGGATGGCATTCATTTGCCACGGACAAGAAAACCCGAAAGGCGCTGGAGCGTACGTCTATTTTGGGACAAGTGGAAGTCAATCGCTTCGGACAATTCCGGAGCAGGACACCTGATATTGACGTGGCAACAGGTATTGCAAAGCGATAACAGCCGGATCAACTGGCGGAAAGGCGGGTGAAGTATGAGAGATTGGTTGTTAGTTGTCCTGCTGGCCGTGGGCTACGTTTGGGGAATCATGGCAATCCTTTTGCCGTTCATGGTGAGGTGAACATGATACTGGGATGGATAATACAAGCGGGCGATCTGATTATGATCCGCCTAGCACAAGGAACGCTGAGCACAGAGAACGCGGAAAACGCCCTACTGGAACTGTGGGCGCTGGACAATGAAAGGAAGGCATAATGAAAAAGAACCATCGAAAAGATTTGGCTAATGGCGATGTGATTATCGCCACGGTTCGGTTCGATGACCAATGTAACAACGGCCATAACACTCTGTCGGTAACGGGGGAACTGTACGACCGGCATCATTCTTGTCGTGAACCATCGGTAGAGAACTCGAAAGGAAAGAAGCGGTGGATGGGTACTTGTGGGTGCATCCACGAGGAATTGATCGAGCACTTCCCCATCTTGTGTGAGGCCATCCTATTCCACTTGTGCACGACGGACGGCCCCTTGCACTACCTCGAAAACACGCTGTACCATGCCTCAGAGAACAAACCAACTCATGCGTGGGTTTACTACCTGGGCAAGAAAGCCTCCGACCCGTTGGGGTTGGGCGATGACGGCGAAAAGAAAAGGCTTCTGGGATACTTCACGGATTTTGCCATAAAGGCGGTGGGCGCGTGTGACACTCCCGGCTACAGTGTGGAATGGGACATGAAAACGATCAAGGTAAGAAACCTGGATCATGCCAGATTGACGGCAATCTGGCCAGAAGCGACGGACGAGGAATTGTCCGTCCCAGGGGAAGAACTCAAGGCAGTTCTCCTGGCGCGATTGCCAGCCCTGATGGAACGCTTCAAGAAGTGCATCGAATCCCTTGGCTTCACGTACACGGAGACACCGATCAGGGGGGACAAGTAAGACCATGAAAATTACAATCACACTCAGCACGGATAATGCCGCATTCGAGGATGACAATGAGGTGAGTAGGATTCTTCGGGAACTGGCAAGAAACTGGGAAGACTACCGGAACGGGAATCGAAGCAATCTTATGGATGTAAATGGCAATGCCGTGGGAACGGTGGATATTGAGGAGTAAGTGTGACTACCCACAAAGCAGAACAACGTCTACGGAAGAAAGTACGCAAAGCCATGAAAATGCACGACCGATCAATCCGGTTAATGCAGAGTGCCATGGAAAGCAAGGATGCCAAGTTCAGTTGTGGTATGTCCGCTGATCTGGCAATCGATCAGTGTACAGAGGACTGGATAGTGAAGGGATTGCTCGGAACACGTTGAACCAAAGGAGGCATGAACGAGACAATTATGGGCGACCAAGTAAAGTGGACTTTACTTAACAAGAGGAACACTATGAAAAGGATATGGACACCGAAAGTTGGAGACACCGTCAAGCTGAAGGCATTCTGGAACTACTCCGATCTCCCAAACGACGTAGATGGAAACCCGCCCCCAAATACATGGTCACATTTGGTTGTGGTGTGCGATGACGGAGCTGGGCACATTCATGTGACAGAGCATGAAGAGTCCCGCCCACTGGATAGGCAAGGCAAGCCTCTGTGGGCACACACAATCGCCCTGAACACCATTCAGCCCCCCTTGGGCTGGGAGTCTGTCTACACGATCACGGCCAAGTGCAAGGGCATGGCCGAACATGTGGTGAACGATTGGTTCCAGCGTGGAATCGTCGTGTGGCAATCTCACGACCTGGGCAGCAACATGGGGAAATCGTTTACCCCGGTATCTGTGGAGCACCCTCCGCAATCCCCTCAATGGCAATACACCGCCAATCCCTTGGAGATAATCCCCGCCGAGGATTGTCCCCGTGTGTTCAATGTGGAGTACGAGGAAGAGGGCAAGTTCAATCTTCCTTCATTCTACAAGGCCGATGAACAGAAGGAGTACGGCAAGAAACACAAGGCTGAAGTTGCTCGCCTACGCAAAGAGGGTTGGACAGTGAAATACTGTCGCCACACCTACTGCTGGGACATCTACCGAGTGGTGAAGTTGTTCACAGCAAGGGAGGAGTAATGAGCAGGATAATCCAGCAATACAATGAGTGGCACAGAAAAGGAATGGAGTTATCCTTCGAGTTCACAAAGGAATCGGAGGAGCTGTTGGAGGAAATACTCACCATCTATCAGGGGTCTAGCGACCTGGAAATCAGGTGTCTGTCGAAAGTTGATTTCGTGGATGATTGTAGTTTTGTGTCTGCTTGGCTGGATGACCTGAATAGACCTTGTTGTCTAGCCGCTATTGATGGGGCGGACCCAATGGCATGGAGAGTCGAGTTTTTGGATCTGAATCACAAGAAACACTTACACAGCTTGCTTCTGGGTATCCGGAACGAGTTGACTGGAAAAGCAGGAGGACTGACATGAGAAGGTACTTTATCCCCAGGAGCAAGACAATCGGAAATACTGGTTTGCCTACCATGGTTCACCACTGGGAGTATGGGCGGAAGTTGAAGTGTTTCTTTAAGGATGGTATCAGTTGGAAATCGGAGTATACGCTGAGAGAACTGCTGAAGATCGAAAAGCCCATCGAGGTAAAGATGGATGGAGGTGTGAAGTAGTAATTATGGGAGTCCAAGTAATGACCAAGTAAAGTAACTTTACTTAAAACACAAAAGGTAAATATGAGAACGAAACACGTATTCACGAATGCCGGACTGCCCCACATCTGGGCACACCAGTCCCAAAAGTCTGGGCGTGGCCACAACCTGTTCTTCGAGGACGGTACGATCTACAGCTACGGGAAGCACTTCCCTATTGCCACACACACGACGGATGCACATGGAGAACACTGCATCCTGTTCACCACAAGAACGTTCAGAAACACCACGAACAAACACTTGTCCCACACGAGGAGGGCAATACCGCAAGATGTCCCCGTGTACCATGTTGTGGACCCCACCCGTCCGGTGAGTGAGTTCACCTTGGATAACTACCGGGACATGGTTGCCCACGAGGTGAACAAGTGTCGCGCCTCCAAGGGGGCACAAAACATCGGACATGTCCACAACCTGATCGCGGAGATGAGACTGTTCAAGGCTGCATTCAACCTCAAGGGTGGTGTGCCGAATCCTGATCTGGAACGGGAAATCGTGAAGCATCACCAATGGTATGAGCAGCGGACAGAGCGTCAACGCCTGGCTGATGCTGCCCGGTTCCACAGGTTCGAGAAGTACGAGATCGAACGCGTGGAGAAATTCCTGGGCATCTCACCCCTGCCATTCGAGGTGAAGCCTGGCATGGCGTATCTCCGAAGAGCGTGCGTAGTAAATAAATCTAAAGACAACGTGTCCGAATATGTGCAGACCACCCAAGGAGCAGAAGTTCCCTTGGAGCACGTCCTACGGGTGGCTCCGATTGTCCTCGCCCTCATCAGGGGGGGCAAGACCTACAAGAAGAACGGACACACCATTCATCTGGGCACGTTCACGCTGGACGAAATCACGGAAGACGGCACGGTCATCGCCGGGTGCCACAAGTTCAGCCGCGAGGAAGTGGAACGCTTCGCAAAAGAGATAGGGGTGTAACATGAATCAGTCATCATGCGACGGAGTCCTGGATTTCTCTACATTCAAAGGTAGAGTTTGGGACAGTGAGTTGAAATGTAGTGTGGGAGAATCCAAGTGTCCAAAATGTGGGGAGACGAGAAGGCTCTGTATCCGGTGGCATGGATCAATCCCACCGGGAGGAGTCAGGTGCGGTATTGAAGTGGAAAAGGAGGTGGAAGTATGAGCGATGAAAAAACATACCCAGATTGTTACCTTCACGTTCGAGAGGCGGTGAGTGGCGAAGAGTGGATTCGACCACTCACCGGCAACACCAAGTTGGATCTGAAACGTCTGGTCAAGCGGTGGATCAAGGAGGAGTTTTGTGGAGAGAGATTCCTTGATGGTGAGCTGATGCCGAGATTGGATGGACAGTTCTACGCACAGATTATAACTGACAACAGACCCCCTGACAGTCATGTGTGCTGGGAAAGTGGTGGGTTCTACATTAAAGACGATCCGCAACCAACAAGGAGATAAACCATGAGTCTTAAAGACTGCTCACAAGAACGATTTGATGAACTAATTGAGGAACAGGCATGGAAAGCTGGTGTTTCTGTTCTGCTTTCCCTGCCGGGGGTATGGGAAGCTGCGGCAGAGCACTTCAATAATGCTGTGTGTGAACTTTTGGAATCTGGAGACGATAATGAAGAGGCGAAGGAGGTGGAAGATGAGTCCTAAAATCATAGAGAAGATAGTCTACACGTTCGATGAGTTGAGCGACGAAGCCAAGGAGCGAGCCCGGTCTTGGTGGAGAGAGGATTGCATGGATCACAATTGGTGGGATTCCACCTACGATGATGCCGAGGCAATAGCCAACATCCTGGGCATCACGTTCGATCAGAAAGCTGTGCCCCGCATGGATGGGAAGTTCAACAACCACCCGAAGATCTACTTCTCCGGGTTCAACAACCAAGGCGATGGGGCCTGCTTCGAGGGAACGTACAGGTACGCTCCAGATTGGAAGAAAGCGTTGCTGGCACATGCCCCCACGGATGGGACGTTGCTGAAGATCGGGGAGGATCTGCAATCTGCCCAAGCCTCAGCATTCTATCAGTGTGTGGCACGGACGAAGCACCGAGGGCACTACAATCACTCCAAGCGCATGGAGGTGGAGTTACCAGAGAGTGATGAAATCGAAGAGCGTGTTATCACTGCCATTGAGAAGATTATGGATGAAGGACTTGACCCAATCTCTGCATCGAAGCGGATCTCTGAAATCAAGAAGGAGATCTGGGGGCCGTACACTGAAGCGGAAGAGGGAATCACTCAGGCTCTCCGCGACTTCGCGGACTGGATCTACGATAGCCTGAGAAATGAGTACGAATACCAGATGAGCGATGAGTGTGTGGATGAGAACATCAAGTGCAACGAGTTTGACTTCGATGTGAATGGGAGGATCGTATGAGTCTGTTCTCAAATTGCACTCTGGACGAAGTCAGCCACATGTTCAAGTGGGGGCAGATAAATCGGGAGACAGCCTTGGAGTATGTCCGGGAGTGGAACGGCTCTCGAAAGCATTTCACTGTGGCCGTAGTCTACTCGTTCTCAATCGGACTGATTGACCCGGACGTGCCGGGAAAGTTGGAACAGATTCGAGGACACGCTGAAGCGAATGGGTTCACCCATCTCTATGAGAACAACAAGAAGGAGGTATCAACATGAACCTGCTATCCGTAGATCCGGGGACTCACTACACAGGCTATGCCTTGTGGGACAAGACGCATACCACCATGCGCCTGCTTCAATATGGGCTGGTTCGCGCCAACCAATTCTCGTGGGTGGAGCGTGTTCAGCACATCCGGTTCGAGATCCACGAGCGGCTGTCAATGACGGCTGATGTCACAACGTGGGAAGAACTGGTGATCGAGTTCCCGGAACTCCAGACCGGGGAACGGGGCACGAATGCGTCCCGTCAGGGGGACACCCTGAAGCTGGCGTTTCTGTGTGGTGCACTGATGCGAGGAGCCACCCGCCTCTTCACCCCGAGCCAGTGGAAAGGGCAACTGTCCAAGCAGATTACGGCAATACGGATGCTACAGTACTGGCCCATGCTCCAGATCGTTCAGAAGATCGACTACAACTGGGCGGATGCCGTCATGCTGGGCTTAATGACAAGCAACAGGGAAGTGGACAAGTCAACCCCCCCTGTCCGGGTGGATCTGTAACACAACAAGAAGGAGTCCGATATGAAACAGATAGACATAGCATTCGTGTGGAAACTGCGTCTCAAGCTGTGGGCTGAAGGCGACAAGCTGCGGGCTGAAGGCAGCAAGCTGCGGGCTGAAGGCAGCAAGCTGTATGCTGAAGGCAGCAAGCTGTGGGCTGAAGGCGACAAGTTGTATGCTGAAGGCAGCAAGCTGTGGGCTGTAGGCAGCAAGCTGTGGGCTGTAGGCAGCAAGCTGCGGGCTGAAGGCGACAAGCTGTGGGCTGAAGCTGTGATTGAAGCCTACGGCAATGTCACAATCGAGTGGAAGAATGACACACACTGCATCGTAGACGGTAAGGACGTGTTCAAGGATTGAGAACCTACCGGGGTGGGGCGCGGCACATGGTTTCCTCCCCGCTTTGGTCGGCGGGTTCTTCCGTTGCCGTGACCCCACCCCTTAACCCAAGGAGAACTGTATGCGAATCCTGATTGCCTGCGAAGAGAGTGGTGTAGTCAGAGAAGCATTCACAAAGCTGGGGCATAAGGCTTTCAGTTGTGATCTGCTTCCATCCCGGATACCGGGACGGCATCTACAGTGTGATGTCAGGTGGGTGCTGGACAGGGGGTGGGGCGGAAGGTGGGACATGATGATTGTCTTCCCTCCATGCACTCATCTGTGTGTGAGTGGAGCCCGATGGTTCAAGAATAAAAAGAAAGAACAGAAACTCTCAATCGAGTTCTTCATGCGGTTGGCGAATGCACCCACACTGCCCAAGTGTGGGTACTGGGAGAATCAAACACCCAGTGGACAGAACAAACTGGGTCCATCAGAGGATAGAGCCAGGATCAGAGCCACAACATACAAGGGCTTGGCAAAAGCGATAGCCGAACAATGGGGAGGATGACATGATCTTCACACAGCTTCTTGCTCACCAGAAGACAGCCCTGGACTGGCTCACGGGCAAGCCAAGGGCCGGTCTCTTCATGGGACTGGGTTCAGGCAAGTCCTTGGTTGCACTGGCAAGGGCAAGTGCCCTGCTCGCCCGTAGGATTCTCATAACGTGCGACAAGAACGGAGCCATCAATGTGTGGCCGGACCAGATCAACAGGCACACGGATTTCAAGTACGTGGTCAGACCAATAGACTTGAGCAAGATCAAGTTCGATGTGCCCACCTGCGTCATCACGAACTATGACATGCTGGCGGCGAACCCCGAACGGTACAGGCAGCACTGGGATCTGTGGATAGGGGATGAGTCATCCGAGTTCAAGGATCAGCGCACACTCAAGCACAAGCGCCTGTTGTCCATCATCCAAGCTGCCGACAATCGCCTCATCTTGAATGGCAAGCTGATGACCGAACGCTTGGAAGACATCTGGCCACAGATGAGCCTGCTCGGGTACACCGCCCCCCTGGGGAGGACGATGACGCAATTCAAGATGCGGTACATGCGCCCCGATGACATGGGATATGGCTGGATACCCCAACGATCAGCGTTCACCCGTGTTCAGCGTGACATGGATGGGCTGGGTTACTTCCTGGACGATGTTCCGAACATGCCTGAGAAAAACTACATCAACGTGCCCGTCAAGATGACAGACCAACAGAGGAGATTGGACGATGACCTTAGATCTGCGTTCGCTGCAAGCATGGGAAAAATCCAAGTCGAAACACAGTTTGCCGCCGCGTGTTTTATCAAAAGACTTCAGCTCTCGGGCGGAGTATTCCGGGGTGACGATGGGCAGTGGTGCCCTGTCCCGACTCGGAAACTGGAAGCACTGGTTCAGATTGTTGGTGACAATCCTACCCACAAGATTGTGGTGTGGCACAGTTACATCCCGGAGACCGAGATCATTAGCCAGCATCTTACAGCCAGGGGGGTGCCTCACCTTGTCTTCCGATCTCCAACGGATACGCACGTACTCGAAGCGTTCGCGAAGGGAGAGGCGAATGTCATTCTTGTCCGATCTTCTATGTGTCGGGGTCTTAACCATCTTGTTGGGGCTGATATTGCTGTGTTCTATGGCAATCCACTGGCATACGCACGAAGAGCCCAAGCTGAAGGGAGATCTTGTCGGATCACGTCCGAGTACGAAGACACTCACTACTTCGATCTTACCACGGAAGGAGGAGCCGACGAAGTAGTCCACCGTCTGTTGCAAAACAAACACAGTTGCAGCTTGACGTTCTCCAAGATGTATGAGATTCTACAAAACGAAAAGCAAATATGATATGATATGATGGGAGAGCAGACATGAACAAGAATATGATTAAAATGAAACCCGTTTGGGAGGCCAGATATAGGTTGCGGGTTAAGGCACAGGCTCTAGATGATATGAGTACCGAACTTCATACTAAGGGGTGTGAGTGGTTCACCAAAGGTGCCAAGTTTTACGGGGTTGGAAGTGATGCGTATGAGAAGGGTCAGGCACTATATCTCGGAGACAACAAGATGTCGGCTGAGGGGGACAAGTGGTGTTGCATGGGCGACACAGCATACGCCAAGAGTTATACGTTGAATGCCAAGGGGGCAAAACTTCACGCTGAAAGCGACAGGCTGTCCGCCAAGGTGAGTTCCTTGTTGGCTGAGGGAGATATGTTGTGGATTGAAGCTGTCCTCCGAGTTTATGGAAACGTCCCTATTGAGTGGGATGTCCACAGAACATCCTGTATTGTAGACGGAAAGGACAGGTATGAGTAGAATCACAAAACATCGAGAGGGGGTGATTACCGTGGCCAAAACAGCAGCGAAAACGAATCGAGTTGCGACGGGCAGGACTTACACGTTCTACGTGCCCGAGGAAATGCAGCCCACAATGGATCGGGTGGTGAGACTAGGAAAGGACTACCACTTGAGTGTCGGTCTGATGATCAACATGATGATCGACTCGTGCATCGAGACGTTGGAGAAAGAAATTCCAGAACACAGAAAGTTCCTACTGAACGGAAAAGAGATCAGACTATGAGTGACACAAAAACGAACGAGACGAAAGAGCTGTCGTATTCCAGACTAATGACACACATGACGTGTCCACGGCTGGAGTACTACAAGTACAGGGTGGGTGGTGTTGGCCTCAAGACTACCGCTCCGTATCTCCCATTCATCGAGGGGGAAGTGGGACACTACGCTTTGAAGTTCTTCTACAAGAGCGGACTCATGCTCCGGGAGAACATGACCAAGCGGGTGACGAAACTGATCGACGAAGCTGGCGTGTTGGACCCGGAAGCGGATGACGATCTCCGGACCAGCCTGGCGGCGATGATCGGGATCTGCCTGGCCTACAAGGAGAAGTACTACACGGATATTGACCACACATCGGAAGGCAAGATCACATCCAAGGGGATCTGGGACATCCTCATAGTGGAGCAGCCCTTCGAGTTCGAGTTCAATGGGTACACGTTCCGGGGCATGATCGACCTGCTTGTGCGGGATAGGAAGACGGGGAAGACCACCCTGGTGGAGCACAAGTTCACATCCAGTCAGCTCGCCGGACGCCTTCAGCAGTTGCCCATGGACTTGCAGGAGATGGTCTACTGCGAAGCCGTGAAGCAAACGACCGGGAAGTATCCGGACTTCAAGATGTGGAACTTCATCAAGAAGTCACAGCTCCGCCGGAAGAAGATGGGGGACACCGGACGTGAACCCCTGACTTCGTTCGAGGCACGGGTCCAGCAACAGTACAAGGACGAGCCGGACAAGATGTTCATGCGCTCGAACCCGATCCCGGTAGAGCCCAAGATGATCGAGTCGGTCAAGGCTCAACTCGTCAAGGTGCTTCGGGACTTCGAGTCCACCGACCCAACCATGCGGTTCTCCTCATGCCTGGGTCTGTACGGTCGGGTATGTGAGTTCATCCAAGCTTGCACTGCCAAGCTGATGGAACACGCGGATGGGTGGAATGCTCCTGAATGTCAGGGGCTCTACAAGATGAAGACGCAACAGCACGAGGAACTGAAGGAGGATGACGATGGCAAAGCCAAAGACAAGCAGCCAACCAAAGCCCGAAAGTGATGTGGGTCCGGATGGCACAGAGGTAACAGCCATGCCTGCATCCTATGACTTCTTGCGCTCTGTTCAGATCTGGCAGGGTGCTCCGAAGACGGGGAAGACCAGCACCGCTGCCGCCCTGGGTCCGGTGGCCAAGCGGCTGGGCATCCCCGAGATAAAGCCGTTCTTCATGCTGTTCGAGCCTGGTTCCGGTGGCGTGGAGATCTCGGGCACCAGCGAGAAGTGCGGGTGCGGTGGGAAGAAAGGATGCGTGGACTGTGAAGGAGTCGGGATCAAGCGGAAGATCCTGACTACCCTGGAGGACATGACGAAGTGGTTCACTTGGGCGGGCAAGTCCAAGTTCAACCCCATCGTCTTGGATACCGGGGACGGAATGTTCCAAGTCGTATCGGACTGTGTTTGCTTGAAGATGGGGATTACCAACCCAACCCAAGCGGATCATGGTGCGGCATGGCTGGACATCTTCGATGAGATGCGGGAAAAGATATCCATCCTGACCGGGGCGGGCAAGTCAGTCGTGATGCTGATGCACGTCTACATGATGGAGAAACGAGTGAAAGGAGGTTCAATCCAAGTGGCAACCTTCAACGTGTCGGGGAAGAGCCGTCAATTCCTGGCGGGATTGGCGAATCAGATCCTTCACTTCGAGGTAGTGCCGGATGGAGAAGGAGACAAGCACATCATATCGACCCGGGCGAAGTCTGGGGTGGAAGCCGGGGATCACTGGGGGGTTATGCCCGAAGAACTGGACCGAGGGGACAGTCCTGAAGCGGCAGCCGAAGCGATCCTCAAGTGTTTCTATGAGGTGCAACATGGATGAGTCAGAGATGATGCAAGCCATTATGACGCTTGGAGACAAAGCCATTTGGGTGTTTGTCGCTTGGCGTGTACTGAAGGTGTTGGAGTTAGCGATACTGTTGGCGTTCTTCTGGTGGTTGTTCAAGCCACTACTCAAGTGGATACTAAAGAACAACGAATAAGGGGAGCACAACATGATGACAGTATTAGTGACGGTTCTCGTGGCAATGTTCGCGGTTGAAATCGCAAGGAGATACGTATGAACAAGGCATTGATGGCAGCGCGAGCTGCGTTTCGTGGTCAGACAGCGAAGGTGAACGGCAAGCAGTACGACAACAGCCCATTCTCGGAGGGGATCTACACCATGAAGGTGACGGACTCCAAGATCGTGGAGAGTCCGGAGGGAGCGCCCAAGCACAAGATGACAATGGAAGTGGTGTCCGGTGACATGGCTGGCCGCAAGGCATGGCCGTACTCACCCGACATCTCCACCATGGATGGAGTCATCTCCATGGTCAAGAACGTCCGGGCAATCCTGGGCGATGTGGTGCCCGGTGACACCACGAGCGATGGGCAGTTCGAGGTGAAGGCCGATGAGTTTGTCGGCAACGCCGAGGAGTACGCCTCCCGCCTGATCGGCGAGGTGGTGGAAGCCAAGTGCATGAACCAGAAGGCCCGTGCCGACGGCTCGCACCTCAAGGATGACGGCACCCCCTGGCAGAACTGGTACATCAACCGTGGCCTGGGCGAGGACGGCAAGGCAGCGGCAGCTCCCAAGGGTGAGCCCCGCAAGAACACAGTCAGGAAGCCGGACGCTTCCATGTCGGTGGGAAAGCGCAAGCCCATCAAGCGGTAGACCAACAGCACAGCCTCCCCCGAACTAATCACTCGGGGGAGGCATGGAGGATTGAATGACAAACATCTGTTCTCTCGAAAAAAGCATAGCCATAGAAATTAGAGAGTTCGAGAAAGACACTGGACTGGCTGTCAGGACTTTGGAAATCCACCGAACAGGAGCAAGTGACAACCCACCTGATGAGATATGCAGGATACATATAACACTGTCCACCAAGTACAATCTCAATGAGAAACCAGTCTAACTAGATGGAGTATCTGATCCCTGACAGAACAAACAGGAGAGACCATGAAAACCAAACTGACAGACTTGCCTAAGAGCTTCTTCCGCTGCATCGTGGCTGACCCGCCGTGGAAGTACGGGGCATGGGGAAAACCATCGAATGACCGCTTCCGTAAGTCCATGCACAAGGTTTTCGAGATGCCTTACGTCACCATGACCGTGCATGAAATCGCCGCGCTTCCAGTTGCCAGATGCGCCGCCGATGACTGCGACCTGTACCTGTGGACAACGCAGAAATACCTGCCGGACGCCTTCGGAGTGTTGGAGGCTTGGGGCTTCTGCTACTGCCAAACACTGACATGGTGCAAGACTCCGCGTGGCACAGGGCAAGGTGGACTCTACTGCCCGACAACTGAGTTCCTGCTTCTAGGTCGCAAGGGCAGGATGCCAGCGAAGAAGCGTGTGGATACAACGTGGTGGAATGTGACGCGACCAAACAACGCGCACAGTAAGAAACCAGAGTTCTTCCAAGACATCATCGAATCGCAAAGTGATTCACCACGGCTTGAACTATTCGCCCGTCGCCCGCGTGAAGGCTGGATAGTATGGGGGAATGAAGTATGAAAACCAAACGACTTCTCGATCCGATGACCGGGTTCATCCTGCTCCATGCCGACATCCCAGCCATCATCGGTTCCCTATTCCCGGACTGGATGGACGTGGCCAACAACGTCATGTGTCCGTGGCACGATGACAAGAGCCCCAGCCTGAAGATCTACCCGGACGGTGGAGGCAAGTGCTTCGGGTGCGGACTGGTCATCAAGGATGTGGTTGACCTGTACGCCAAGTGCATGGGCATCGACTACAACGAATCCCAGCGTGTGTTGTACTCCGACTTGGTTGACCCAATTCCATCCAGCCAGATCCAGCAGTTCAAAAAGCTGCTCACGGGCAAGCCGTTGGAATGGCTGACTATCGAACGGAACATCCTTCCGGCCACCATCGCCCGGTATGACATCGGGTATGACCCGCACGACAACCGGGTGGTGATCCCCATCTACGATCAGTTCAAGTTCTGTCGGAACATGCGGCGTGTGGCATGGGCGAAGGGAGCCAAGTTCAAGGTAACAAACACGAACGGACATGGAGATTGCCGGATCTACCCCGAGATCACACTGGCCCTGAACAAAAAGGTTCTGCTTTGCGAGGGCGAACTGGATTGCCTGGTCGCCCAATCGTTCGGACTCCCGGCGATCACTTGGACAGGGGGGGCTGGATCGTGGAGCGAGGAGCAGCTTCCCCTGTTCAGGGGGAAGTACGTGTGGGTGATGTACGACAACGACGATGCCGGTCGGGCTGGGTCTGAGAAGATTACAGCCATCCTCAAGCGGTACGCGGAGTGGGTGGAAGATATAAACATACCATTCGTCAAGGGGGGCAAGGACATTACGGATCTTTCATTCGTGTGCCCCGATGAGTTGACCTATCTGGCCGACACGATCAAGAAAGTCGTGACCAAGAAGACTGAACCAAAACCAAGGGTGTGCCCTTGTTGCCACCAAGAAATAAAGGTGAGAGCATGAACTGTACAGCCTGCCCACTACACGTTAGCTGCCGAACCCCCTGCATGAGCGGGACCGGGAACCCCAACGCCAAGCTGGTGCTGATTGGTGAGTGCCCCGGATTCAACGAAGACTTGGATGGTCATCCTTTCGTGGGTGAGTCGGGCAAGCTGCTTGACTTCATCCTGAACAAGCTGGGAATCAGCCGAAGCGATCTGTGGATAACCAATCTCATCAAGTGCCATCCCAACAAGAACGAACTGCCCAAGGGCGAAGAACTGAAACAAGTAGTTGAGGCTTGCATGAAACATTTGCGCCCCGAACTATCTCAGGTCCACCCGAAAGTGGTTGTCTTGTTGGGTGGCACTGTTACCCACTGGCTGTCCGGACACAGGCTGATAACCAAGGTGGAGGGAACGGAAGTTGAACTGACTCGGTTCGAGCCTGAGAATCAGAAGCAGCTCACCTTGTGGAAAATATATGGACCCAAGTTCAAAGCAGTTGCTTGCTACCACCCGGCCTATGTGCTTCGGTCTCCAAGCAAGGAGCCCAACCTGGCACGGTCAATCGCCAAGGCAGCGAAGATGGCAGGCATGAAGATCAAACCCAAGGGTTACGACACGACAGGAATATACGAATATGAGGTGAGAACATGAGTGATCCAACAATGATTCGATACCGTCTTTACCGCTGGCTGATGAAGCTGGCACATCGACACGGATGGCACCACATGACAACGTGCTACCCGGACGGAGACACGATGCTGGTTTGCCACTGGTGCGGAATCCGCATCGTGACGCACAGGTCCAATTTGGCGCGGGGTATTCTATCGAACACAGCTGGCACAGCGACACACAAGGAGGGAAAGACATGAACCCGATGACCGAAGTGATACGATACCGCAAGATCAAAGCGCAAGACGATGCTGCACAAGAGACCCAGCGACTCATTGACGGGGCACTTCACACGCTGTCGTTAAACAGCAATGTTCGAGTGACTCACGTTGTTGCGAAATCCATTTTTCTCGGAAGTCCGTGGATGTGGAAAGGGCAATCACTCACCGTGAACGGAAAATACGTTGGGTGTGGCGTGTGGGAATTGCGAAGAGAAGAGGCCGCGACACACAAGGAGGGGTGAGTGAACATGGTCGAACTAAGTAATGCGGTTCGAGAACTGTTGTCAGTCATTGACGCCCACGACATGGACACGCTTGACTGCGACAGAAGCGGGAGGCGGTGCTGCGACTGCCTAGAACGGGCCAGGAAAAAGGTTGAAGCATTGCTGGCCGCCACCGCGACACACAAGGAGGGTGAGGTATGAAGCTAGACTGGGGAGTAGTAGAAAGTGGATTGAACCGGGCATCTATCCCCGGTGGGTGGCTGGTGCGACAGTATGAGAGCAGATACGACACCGAAATAAAACGCTGGGATGAATGTATTGTGTCAACCTGCTTCGTGCCTGACCCCGATCACGTCTGGGATGTATCTGGAGAAGACGGTGAGGAGTGAAAAGGAAAATCAAGACCCAGTGTGGGGGGACAAACGCCAACGGAAACAAAGCCCGACAGCACTCATGGCTGTTCGGCACATGCGAGTGGTGCGGTAAATCGAAGAAGGAGATCAAGCGATGACAGCCGATGAACTAATAGAACGGGTGAGAGAACTGGTTGGATTCTCGGGAAGTATACCCAGCTTCACGATAGTAGAAAAGATCGAAGAAGCCCTGAACGAATACGATTACAACAAGGAGCAGACACACAATGAAAGAGAAGAAATGGATCTCTCTGGATTTTGAGACCAACACGGCCAACAAGTACAACGCGAACATCGTGTGCTTGGGCTGGTGCGAGTTCGATCTGTCCGGACACATTTACGACAAGGGCATCCTCGGGTTCGGCCCGGTCAACAAGAAGAAGCTGCCCCCCCTGAAAGAGCGCAACGTGGTCATGCACGGATCGGACTTCGATCTGTTCCTGCTGAACCGGGAGGAACATCAACTGGACAAGGCGCATGACACGCTGCTGATGGCGAAGCATTGGCGGAACGACCTGCCAAGTTACAGCCTGAAGGCGCTGTCGTGGTACCTGTTCGGCGAGTTGTACCTGGAGTTGTCCACGTTGGAGCAGTGGTTTCGAGACAGGGGGGAGTCCACCGATGACGAATCGAACTTCGATATGTCCGCTCCGCCTCCAGACTTGGTGGGTAGGTACTGCTTGAAGGATGTGGAGATGACAGCCAAGCTGGCATGTTGGTTGTACCCCAAAGTGGCAGACAACTACGCCTACCAACAGGACATCGAATTCAATCCGATCAACATTGAGATCCAAAGCAACGGGATTACAGTGGACAAGAAGTTCCTGAGACGGTTCGTGAAGAACGGGAAGCAGAGAATCAAACGGAGGACAAGCGATGCCGACACGAGGATGCGGGAAGCGGGTGTGCTCGAAGGAAAGAAGAAACCTACAGGAGATGCTGTCCGCACATATTTGGGCGGCCTCGGAGAGACTAGACGTACTCTTAAGAGCCGCAAGATCCTCGCCAATGAAGTCGTGTTCAGAGGTTACGAGAAGGACAAGATCATTCAGGACATCTCAATCATCAAGTCAGTCCAGAAAGAGGTAAACACCTATGCGAAGAATCTCCTCACAGCCTGTGGAAAAACTGATCGCTTCCACCCCAATTTGGTCATGTCTGCTGCCATCACTAGGCGGTTCCGCTCATGGAGCCTGTACGGTGATACCGGACAGATCACTCGTGGTCAAGTTCAGAACTTTCCAAGAGGACACGGTATCCGTGACAGTATCGTTACCCCACCTGGATTCGTGTTTGGAAAGCTTGATCTCGCTTCCATCGAAGCCAGGCTCGGTGCTCACCTTATGGCTGTGTTCCTCAAAGAATTCTGGTTCTGCAACCAGTACAAAGCGAACGATTCGTTCAACATCTACCTCCACGTTGTCAAGACCTGCACCGGGAACGGGGAGATCACGAAGAAGGATCACCTCTACCAAGCGTACAAGCACGGGTGCCTAGGCATCCAGTACGGGGTCGGGAGCAAGACGTTCTATGTCACGATGCACGACAAGTTCAACCTGCCGGTCACGGAGAACGAATGCTCCCAGATCTACGCGAACATCAATCGGAGGTTCCCGGTCTTCAAAGCACTACAGCGTGTTGTCTCCGCGCTCGTGGAGAAACAGGGCTTCCTCCTGGATGACTTCGGGGCGATCTACTACGTCCCCAAGGAGGAGCGGTACAAGGGGGTCAACTACCTCTGCCAAGGATGTGCCGGGAACATCCTGAAATGGTGGGGCTTGGAGATCCACAAGCGTCTTGTCGGAAAAGACTACATCTTCTGCGAGGTGCATGACGAATTCGACATGGCCCTTGAGAAGAAAGGCGCTGGGAAGCGGGCACAGATGTACTGCGACACACTCAAGTCCTTGGATCTGTTCAGCTTACCCATTCGGGCTGAGTGGTCTATCGGTAGAACTTGGGCTGACGTTGGATAACCGGCCCACCAGGATGCCCCAGGAAGCCCGATCTCACCCACCCCCCATCTCCTCACACGGGGAGGTGGGGGATCAGGGCTGCCTGCCTACCGGCAGCAAGCGCTTCATGCCTTTAATGCCCTTGGCGTACTCACGATTGGCTGCATCCAGAGCGGCCTGGTGTTCCTCTTCGCTGCCGATGATCGTGGTTCCGGCAGATTGGTACGCTCCATTGATGGCGGACAGGAGTTGGTTCACATAAGTCACCACCGGACTGGCATTCATTATCCCACTGAATGGTCCAGCCAAAGTCCACCCAAAGATCCGCTTCGCCGGCACACCCATGGATGCCATGAGTGATCCAGCGATCAGCCACATCCCAGCCACTTGCAGGCTGCGGTTCAAGTTCGCCCCACCTTTACCCTGCATTGCCGCTCCCCACGATCTACGTGCGGCGATGGAGGCGTAGTCCGCGTAGTTCATGGTCCAGCTCTTGTACATCCCCACGGCTTTGGCCGCCACGTTGTCGAAGATCAGGGGTTGACCACCTGCTCCATACCGCCACTGGCTGAAGTTCACATTCCACTGAACCCACTGCCGCTTGGCTTCATCCACCCTGCCCTCCCGGATCTTCTCCAGGATCTCCATGGACAGAGGCTTGCTCATGTGTCCATTGAACACTCTCTTGGCCAGGGGGGATGGCCCATTCCCGACAGCCACGGATGTTGCCTTGTCGAATGAGGTGATCCCCCCCAGCAATCCGAGCACCTGCTCGTCGTTCATGTTGGGGATGTGTTCATCCTTGATCGCTTTCTCCACCGAGCGCCACCGCTCCATGGCACCCGCCGCCGTGCCGTACACAGCAATGGTGTCACTCAAGGAGAACGGAAGCATCATCAGCTTGTACATTCGATTCACCGCACCCCGAATAGCGGAGTCCGACATCCGGGGGGTCTCCATCATTCCCAGATCGGGGCGAAGATCAATGGACCGAAGGTACGAGATCACTTCCGGATCTGCGTTCATCACCTTGTGGATTCCAGAGAACAACGCATCCGCCCCCAGCGATTGAGCGGCCATGGGAAGCTGGCCCATAATGTTTCCAATCGGAGCCAGTACGTTGTTGGGCAGTCCCAGTGTTGAAGCGTACAGGAACGAGAACACATCGTGAGTAGCACTGCTGAGTGGCAGACTGTGCGATGTGCTGTGCTCCTTGACCACCCAGTTCAGTCCGGGCAACGCCTTGAACAGCGGATTGTCCCGGAGAGATTCAGTCATCGTGTTCATCTTCTCGGACAAGATGTTGATGGGATGGAACAAGTTCTTGCTTCGAGCCCACCGATCCAACGATCCTGGGATACCCAGTGTGGAGTTGATGTACTTACTGACCACGGTATCCACTGTATCCTGGGTGCGTCCATCCCAGCTCTTCGATTGTTTGGCCAACTCACCCGTCATCCAGTTCATGTACGGGACCATGTCCTGAAAGATCAGCTTCCGGATGGCACGGCGAGCGTAGATCTCCATCAGCTTCCGGGTGTCCTTGATCGTGACCATGTCATCCAGGAAAGCGTTGTTCAATTCACGCTCCCGTTGCATGAACGGCGTGGCCTCCCCTGGTGTGGGAGCACCCGGCTTGTCGGTTGACGTGGTGAGACTGAGCATGTCCTCCAGAGTCTTGATCTCCTTGCCGGTCAGTCTGCTGACCAGTGGATGATTCTTGTTCTGGTACAGGAACTCGGTCATGTCGGTAACGGACTGACCCGACTTCTTCATCAGTCGAATCAGGGGGACGTACTTGTTCCTGAATTGCAGGGGAGTGATGATCCCCCATTCAGCGAAGTCATCGAACATCTTCCGGTCATTCTTCGCCACCCACTCAGCGTTGTGGAGAATCTTGGCTGCGTTCTCGCCGCCCGCCAGCGAATCGCTCACCCGCTTCACGAGCATGTCCTGAACTTGATCGGGAGTCTTACCGTGTCCGGGCTTGAGTCCGAGTTCATCGAACTCAACATGCGCTCTACCTTGCGCGTCGTTGATGAGCCACCCGGCCAGAGTAGCCAACCGATCACCCGCCAACCCATCTCTCATCCTCCACGGAACTTGCTTCCAATACGCCATTACCTTGGCATCCACCGACATCCTGAGCCTGAGTTCGTTCCTGTGCCTGAGCTGCATTGCAGCATCAAGGTCATGGAAACGAATCCCTGTCAGCCGGGTCAACTGATCCAGCGATGGGAGCAGCGCCGCATATCGGCGAACCATGCTGGGGCTCTCGCCTGTCACCACCTCATCGGGGATGGAATTGGGATCGAACACACGTCCATCGTGGAGCGTGATCTTCTGGAGGGGGACCGACTCCAACTTAACTTCCTGATTCCTGGCCATCTCAGTGCCCCAGAAAGCGCGGGTCGCATTGATGGCTTGGCCCCGGAGATTCCGAACGTACTGGTTGTACTGAGTGCGGGTCAGAACTTCACTCAGCTTCCTGCCTTCTCGAATTAGACAATCCGCCAGCGTGTCACCTATCCCCGAAACAGGGGAGAGTGCAGAATGGATCAGATCCCGCTTCTCCGTGGCGGCAGCTTCCTTGGAGATGGTCAGCGGCATGTCCGTGTAGCCGCTCAAGTCGTTGGCCTTTATCCGCACCACGGATTCAGCCACTTGCTCGGGTGTGATACCCAGAGCCTTGGCTTCCTCCTCGATAGCCGGGAACTCCTCGGGCTTGTTCTTCCGGACTGCCAACGCCAGCTTATCGAACCACGTCTTGTGGGCGGACGGAACAGCGGATGCCAGCTTGTTGGCGTAGGACTCGACGGCTCTCCCCCTGGCCACGTCTTGCATTTTGGGTTTGTCCAGAACCGGGCGGTACTCGACCGATGGAAGCGCGGCGATCTCATCTCTCATTTCTTGCGGTGTTTTGAGTGTGGACTTCTCGGTTTGCTTCGCCCGTTCGGATTGGATCTTGCTCACCCACTCCTTCGGTGAAGCAGTTTCCGATATGATGTGTGTGCCTCCAGTATCCTTCAGAGTGAACTGCCAAGTTGGTTCTTTCCCACCCTCCGTGGTTCGAGCATCCAATCGAACATTCATCCTGTCAGCCAGAACCTTTATCCACTCAGGCACAACCCCACCGGCCTGACGTTCCCCAGTCATCATGTCTACGAACTCGATCTCTTTTGGAGACACGACAACGGGCTGTTTCTTCTCTTCTGTCTTACGCCATGACAGCCCCTCTTCCTTGGCGATAGATGTCAGGGTCGGTTCATCCGGGGACATCTTGTTCGTCTTGGAGTATGGAACTTTGTTGATGTCCAAGTAAGCGTATTTCCCCGTGGATGGGACTGGACCTTCTTGCAGAACACCAGCTGCCAGCTTGATCTGTGTGCGGAGATCTCCCTCCGAGACGTTTAGGTTGATCTTCGGTCCTTTGGTCTGCTTGTTGATGGACTCAGCGATGTCGATCAGTCCGCTCTGATCCTTGGGGACTTTCATTACTTCACCGTTGGACAGTCCGACCAACTCTCCCTCTGCTACGTACAGAGGAGCATCGTCCACCTTGCGAATTAGCTCTTCGTTCGAGAGTGGTTTGTACTGATCCCTCTCCACCGCTGCATCACCAACTCTTCTTGGTATGGGAGATGGAGACATACTCTGAATTATTCCTCTGGCTGTTACCTCTTCCGTCAAAGCTTGTTTGTTGATCTTCCTTATCGTCCGAATGTTGTCGCCGATTATGACTGAGCGATGCACAGCACGAGACAGCCCGGTAATAGCCGCGAAGGACTCCCCACCTTCCAGCATGTCCTTCTTGATCTGATCCAATCCGATTGAATCCAGCGGGGCAAGACCCTGCTCCGCCCGACGTTGATTCTCGGACCCGATAGCCACATTGGATGCCACATCCGAGGCTCCCGCCATCCCAGCCCCAGCCGCTCCACCACCAGCAATGGCGGCTGGACCACGAAGCAGGGTCTTTATGAAAGACTCACCTGCTCGTTCAGTCGCCTGCTTTGCGGCAGACTTCCACGGACTCAAGACATTGAGGAGTCCACCCGTCATCAGAGCACCCTCGATGGGTCCGGACACAGCCGCCACGTCTCGGGATATGTCGGGCGAAATACCACGGGATTCCAACTCACCCAGCTTGGATCCGGAACTCACCGTGCTCATTGCGGCGAACTCACCGGCTGGCCCAATCGGCTTCTTAAGCGCGACCATCGCCGCAAGAATAGGCAACACAGAACCTATCTCAGTCCCCCACTTGCTAGCCATGCCTTCCCCAAGCCAAGGTTTTGCTCTGGCTTCTTCCACACGTTCCAATCCGGATACTTGAGAGAGCCTATCCAGTGCCCCCGCCACGGTGTTGAAAGGCTGCTCCAATCTGGACATGACTGGGTTCCGAATGGAATCCGGAATCAAATTCACACCCATCAGTGGATTAACTGCACCGGGTAGCAAAGCTTTCTCCATCAACCCAGGAACACCCCGGATGAGTCCAGCCAACATATTCACCCCACCATGAGCGAAAGCCTCTATGGGAATTGTCCACGGATGGGGAGTTGAACCGGACTGCTCACTAACCAGGGGGGGCTGACCCTGTGTGGGGACCATGTCTTCCGGGCGGAAGAAGGAACCAGCCGTAGGCTGTGGGGAGATTATGTCCTCGGGTCTGAAGAAATTGTCAGCCATTTTACCACCACCTTCTACGGTACGATGACCCCACCCTTGCTTGTGTAATGACCTGCCGAACTAGCTGGAACAGTTTGCACAACTCCCTCGGGGGATTTGATTTTCACTGTCCCCGTATCCGGTGGAGGTTGGTTCCCCTGTACCATCATAAACTGAGCCACCTTCACGGGATCAATCGTGTACGGGTTGTTGAGCCACGATGTCGGGGAGAATACCGATCTCGGTCCTTGTCCTTGTGCGGCTGCCGGATACTGCTGCGCGTACATGTTGATCGCGTCTTGGTTTATGCCGCCTGTCTTCGTTGTGATGTTGGACTGAACCATCCTCAACAGATTGTTGAACATCGTGTTGTCGGCTACGTCTCCACGAGTGGCTGCATTGGCTCTGGCTGCTTCTGCCAGCGCGTTGTTGTAGTCGATCTGGGACTGCTGATATGGCTGGTTGTATTGCTGTTGAGCCTGCGTGTTGGCCAACTGGTTCTGACCTGCAAGCTGCGTGTTCTGCAACTGACCCATATTCCCCATGGCCGTGTTCTGCAACTGCCCCTGGTTTCGGAGCATCTGTTCCAGGTAAGCGTTCTGTCCTTGCATCCCCTGAATGCCCATCTGGTTCTGACCGGCGAGTGCGGTGTTCTGGAGCTGGCCCTGATTCGCCATCTGCTGTCTCAGGAGATCCCCACTCTGACCCATCTGTGCCAACTGCATCTTGGCAGCGATGTCAGCTTGAGACATTCCCTGATTGGCTTCGATCTGCTTCATTCCCAACTGGTATTGGAGCATGGCTTTCTGGTAGTCCGAATCCATGGCCGCTTGCTGTTGCTGATACTGCATCTGTGCCTGCTGTGCGGCTTGCGCCAACTTCGCCCGTTCGATGGCTGCGTCTGCGGCCAACTTCTCACGACCCAGGTAGTCCGTCTGTTGCGATCCGGCCACACCCTTCAGGTAGGGAGCCGTGACGTTGGCCATCATGCTGGCATAGTCCGTAGCCAGGCCCTGCTGTGCCTGCTGATTGGCGATGGGGACATCAGCCTGCTGTGCGCGAAGGGCTGCCTGCTGTGGATAGAATTGCTGAAGCAACTGTTGCACGGCATTTCCTGACAACTGGTTCGCTTCCAGGGGAGTGAGCCCCGAGTTCAATGCAGCCTGCCCTTGGGCCTGTCCTGCACCGCTGGCTTGAGACTGGTACGTATTGGCCAGAGATCGGATCACGTCATCGAACGTGGACTGCTTGCCTTGGAACGCCTGTTGATATCCTGTCGATAAAGCGTTCAGCTTGTCGATGTAGGTCTGGACCTGTCCTTCCAGTTCCGGAGAGCGATTGGCTTTCTGCGTCAGGGTTGGACCCCTTCCACTCGTGTAAGGCGTAGGCAAACCCGATCCCCCCTGGGTGGTCCTGGTCGTTGAAGAGTTACCACGATTCCCCACGCCCGTAGGCATGGGCATGGCCACGCGGGGAGCGGACGAGTTCATTGCCGCCGCATAGTTGGCGGCGTTCTGCATCTGCCTATCCAGTGCCGACCAATCCCGAGTGGGAACGCCGAATCCCGGATCGTACCCCTGAAGAGCACCCGACCCACCGAACTGACCCAAGAACGTATTGTTTGCCATCGCCCGTCTCCTATGCCTTGTTGTTACCTTGATTCTCCCATGATGACTTGCTCATGGCTTATTTCCCTCCAGCTTCAGTTCGTCAAGAATTGTTCGAGCAATAGCAAGGGCCTGCTTTCTCACGTACACTTCTTGGCTCTCCTTCACGCTGTTCACGTCTGCCGCGATAGCCTTGGTCTCCCACCGCTGGTACGCCGCCAATCCAAGAATGAGCGCCAAGATAATCGCCGGTATCCCCGCCGCCCTCCAATTCCCAACCTTCAGCCAGTCTCCGCCCCCACCTCTCAACAGCTTATTCAGCGCGGACCATTGCCTTTCGGCATTGGTCTTCAGATTCTCGATTTCCACTCGATGCCCCTCACATCGGTTGAAACCATTTGTCTTCAGGTCATCCCAACGCGCATTAGAAACCTCAATAAACGCATCCACCCTCTGCATAAAGTCCCTGGCACCATGCAACCGCCCAATCGCCTCATCCTCAATATCGCGCTGTTGTTGAAGTTGTATCCTCTGCGTTTTGCTGAGTTCGCTCATAGTTCACCTCACGGCCACTTCACCCAACACACCTCGGTCAGCTGCTGTGGACTCATGCCCCCGCCCATTCGGCAAAACCCAGACAGCGCGATGCCCACAGTCTCTCCCGAGACTGGCACGTACAGGCGGGTGTCGCCGTCCGGTACGCAACAATCCTTGCGCTCCTTGTCCGATCCCTTACCAGGGGGTCTCAGCTTGTCGCATGGTCCACCATGCCAGCAGCCCCCCCTGTTGAGGAAGGTCCACAGATTGCCCACGGTCGGTTTGTCGCCCTTGACAACTGGCCACAGCTCCGGGTGCTCCAAGGTGTACGTGAACCGGCTGCCTGCCATTTTGATGGTCATCCGATCCACCACGGGCCAGGTGCGGATGGATTCGGGCGCGGTGTGGAACTTGGCGTCATCCCAACCAACTCGTGAATACGTGGATGGCTGCGGTTGAGGCTCCGGTGTCGGAATCGGTGTCGGCTTCGGTTGCTTCTTCGCGAACAAACTCTTGATCCAGTTCCATATCCAGTTCATATCATTCCTCCATCCTGTTGTGTTTGGTCAGCGGCTTCATGGTTGGTTTGTCCAGTTGGGATACAGGTAATCATATTGAGCCTGTGCATCGCGCATGTAGACGGGCATCTTGTTGGGCACGTGGTAGAGCTTCGGCCTGTCGCCTTCTCGCTGGTCGGGTGGCAACGCATTCCACGCCGCACGGGCCGCAACGCTGTTTGACAACTGCTGATACTGCCACAAGCGCCAGTCGTTTGTGGCTATTGGCGTAACCTCGATGATCTTGGTCGCCCACTTGCCAAGCACCGGGTAAGCGTTGCTGTGGATTTCGCATAACTTTTCAACGGCCTTCGCCATTTTCTCAAGGTGAATCATTGTGCTGATGCCACGGAAATTATCTTCGGACGTGGCAATGTGCTCGTTATCTGCCGGGCTGTGGGAGGATATCTGTGTGCGCGTTCCTGACCCACCGTCCCACACGTACACCGATGAGTTGCTGGCAGCAATATAACCAGAGCCTGTATTTATTAGCGGGGGATGGTCCATGTTATACATACGCAGTGATCGGTCGGCCTGTATTGACAACGCCGAAACAGCAGACGCCGTATTTGTTGGCGTGACGTTGATTACAAATCCCATGCCCTGATCGGTATCGGTCCAGTTTTCAAAACAGTTTGCGAACATGGAAGAACGAGACCCCGAAGAAAACCCGGTCGCCCCGTAACCACGAAACGCTAATCCGCCAACCTGGTCTCCGTTCTGCAATGCCGATGGAGCGGCGTATGTCCCTTTGGCTCGTCGTTGCAGTATGTAGCCCAACTGTGAATCCGAGTAGGTTTCATTTACGATGTTGAAATTAAGATATGACGCATGGGCATTTGGAGTTGATACTACGTGTAGAGCGTTCAGGGGTAAGTTGGTTCCAATGCCCAGCAACATGGCCGATGAATTCGTCTTTCCAGACAACGTCGCCGCCCCCGACACGTTGAGCGTGCCCATCGCCACGATGTTCGTCCCGTGGATGGTCCCGGCGTTGGTCGCCGACTGGCCCCCAAGATTGACAGCAGCCGTCGCGCCCGTGTAGGGAACAAACGTGGCTGATGCGTGACTGGCTTGCTCAAGGCCGTTTGTAACAGCAGAAGTCACGAGACCGTTCGTAACGGACGGATAAGCCAGCCCATTCGTGATGGCTGACGTGACAAGCCCATTGGTCACGCTCGGAGTCGCCAGGCCATTGGTGATGGCTGCCGTCACCAGGCCATTAGTGATGCTGGCCCCCACCCAGTTGCTTGGATTGTTCCGTGGGTAGTACGTGGAGTCCACCCAGTTGGTTCCTTCCGTGCGATTCCATAGGCCATTAGTAGATGGAACGCTCGACGCCTGTGCCAATCCCTGTGTCATCACATTGACCACATTCGTCACATCGGGAAAAGTTGTGAACCCATTCGTGGACGGAATGCTCGATGCTTGAGCAAGACCCTGAGTCATCACGTTCACGATATTCGTCACGTCCGGGAATGTCGTGAACCCATTCGTGGTGGGGATGGCAATTACGACCCACACACCATTACTCTGAGCCCACACATCTGTTGACCCAAACCCAACATTGGTGGCTGCATTCGCTGCAATACTGTCCCAAACATTGGTTCTTCCCACCATGTACTGTACCGCATTCGAGTACAATGCCACCCACGATGAAACCGAATCCCAAGTACCCGTCTGCCCGAACACATAGGACACTCCCCCTGAATTGGAATTGACCCAAGCCCAAGCGGAATTCCAATACCCAGTCTGCCCGATCATGTACTGCACCGCGTTGCTGTTCGCTGTCACCCACGCGGAGGCGTTCGTACTTGAAGGTGACAGGACAACCCACGTACCATTCGACCGGGCATACACACTGGTATTGTGCGGAGCATCACCCAGTACATTCGTCCAGTTGGACACGTAGCCGGGTGTGTACCCGTCCAGCGCACCCGTGGTTGTCCGGATACCCAGCGGCCTGAACGTCTGACCCCAAGCCAGCGCGGGAACGACCAACAAAGCCAGCAGCATCTTTTTCATGTGAGTGTCAACTTTCCATCTCGTATATAATACCCATTCGCCCCGCCACCCTCCAACAACAGTGACACTTTGTCCGTGGTCAAATTCGCCCCGACAGGGGGGGTCGCAGCGGCTTGGGGAGGCGGGAGTCCGAGGATCATCCAGTGGTCCATTCCGTCCGTGCCGCGCCACACGGCGATGTCCCCCAACTTGGCTCCTTCCGTGAGCGCCTTCCCCTCATCGGTGGCTGGGTCGGCGAAGTACACATCGGGTTGAGCCCGGAGCTGGTCAATCATCATCACCCGGAAGTTCTCCAAGCGCACAACGAGTTCCGTGACGAGGGCTCTCATCTTGTCATCCATCTCCTCGCTCAAGACATCGTTGAAAGATATGAGATCCGAGATGTTCACGCCTGCTTGCCTTTCGCCTGAACACGATTGAATACCACGGTCAAGGAATGAAACTCGGTCGGCCCATACGACCTGTCGATGATCGACATTCCCCAGCGGGGAACGGCTTCAAGCTTGTGATCCACCTTGTTCACCAAGGTCTGTGCCTGTGTCCGATCCAAGTACCGGGTCTCGCCCATCTTCAACTGAGAGGTGTAGCCGTACTCGAACCCACGATAGATCCGGACGAACGGTGGATCGTCTTCATTGTGGTCCACACAGCAAGCCAACACTTCCCACACCTTCTTGGGCACATCGCTGTCGCCCCAATCGAATCGCTTCGGACCCCATCGCATTTCGATGAGACCCAGGTAGAACTTGTACCCGGCTCCTGGAACGGGGTTGAAAGCCAGCGGATCGGTCCCACCCACAACGGTCTGAATCGTGATGGTATCAGCCGTGTTGGATCGGATGTAAGCCACTTGGGCGTACTCCCCGTTCGCATCCGACACGAGCACCCACCGTCCGGACAAGTCGCCCACCAGAGGCCCCCCTGATAAGTCGATGGTCAGGGTGGTACTGGTCCCGGCAGTAAGCACCCCGGACAACACACTCTCCGTGGGTATCCACTCGCTGTAGAGTCCGGGCGTCCAGATCCTACCCCACACCCCACCGTAACCTTGACCGATTCCCTCAGTTCCACCCAGGGTCATGCTCTCCCCAGTTGCATCGTCAATGTACCCGGAGTAGGAGCACAGGAGATCCTTCTCGAAGTTGAAGAACCAACCCCCGGTCAGCGTGTTCTGGCCGATGGCGAAGTCAATGATACGATGCGAGCCCCGGAACGTGACGAATGCGCTGAAGAGACTCTGGGTCTGATCGTAGGCACAATGCCACAGCTTGATCAGATTCTCGTCAGTCGATAAGTGTTCCCAGATTCGGGGCACGGATTGTCCGCTGATATCAACCAGTCTCGTGCCGTCCGATTCCAGGATACATTGCCGCCGAGCATCTATGCCTCTCACCAAACTGTCCACCGCCACCAAGCTATAGTGTGACGTGACCGAATTGGTTGTGGAGATCGCCCGACGCCGGGTCTTGAACGTGTCCGTCCCAATGAGCGTGAGATCCAGGGCGTAGCACGAGGGGCTGTCCGTGAACACGAGCAGGATCGGTTGGTTGGGAACTTGCGCGATCCCCGTGATGTCACCCTCGAACTGAATCAAGTTGAGAGCCGGGTAGGACTCAGGCTCTCCCCGCTTGCTCCATCGAAGCACGTTGCCGGGGATGTAGCACATGAACTGCTGGCCCGCGCCCGATGCTGTCCCACTGTAGTTCATGGGCACACCGGAAGCACCCAACAGTCGGAGCGTGTGAGCGTCCACGTACTCACAGTAGTACGTCCCCGAGTTCCCAATACCTCCAGTCGAATCACCCAACAGCTTGAACGTCCACGAGTCGATGCCATCGTAGAAGATGTCAGCCCCCGCACTCACCAGGGGGGAGCCCGGTGTGACCGAGCATGTCACCCCTGACCCGATGGAGAAGTTGCCGCCGATGAAGATGTAGCTGCTGGCGGAAATGGCGTAGCGGTAGGCGGGCGGCTCGTAGTTGTCCTGCTCCACAGCCAGCCCGAGAAGATTGTCCGACGTGGTATCGCTCACCGTGACTGTCGCTGCCCCGGAGAAGTCCGCTTGGCCCGAGTAGTAGAATGGACCCACCACAGCCTCAGCCTGAGTGGATGCCCCCAGCGAGCGATAGATCAGCGCGGTCGTGATCCCATCTTGATTCGGATTGGTGACTACAATCTGTCTCCCTGTTCCCACCTGCAATGTGGAAACGGATGTGGAAGGATTCCCCCGGATCATGTCCGATGATCCATCTGTCGCCGGGGTGGGACGGTTGTACAGAGTGGAAGCGTACACGGCCACCCACGCATACCACTTGCCCGTGGTGAGCCCTCCCGCGATCACTCCACCCAACGTGGGCACGGTGGCTTGCGGAATCCCCAGCAGTTCCATCTGGAGATTCGAGTTGATTCGACGCGGTTTGTTGAGACCATTGAAGACCACATAGCGGTTCATCAGACGATCACCCGCCACACAGTCTTTCGTCACACCCTGCATTGTTCCGACAAAGATTTCCATTGTTCCTCCTTACCAAACACTGGGACCAAATGTGAACGTGATGGTTGTTCCGCCCTGTGAAACAGACACCGGCCCTCCGCTTGGATACCCGATGGAATTTACTGTCGCTGTCACAGGTACGACCGGACCATTGACTCCGATACTGTTGGACATGAATGCCGTATAATGCCCGTCGTAATACCGATAGAGGAAAACCTTTCCCGACAATGGAGCCCACGTGTAACTCCACTTATCATAGTTCGGTCCGCCACCGCCAGAGTTGTAACTCATGGTTTGATTGCCGATTCCATTATCGGCCACCATCTTCACAGTCCCGGTATACTTGGGTGAAACCAGTACGGATACCGGGAGCGTTTTTGGTGTGACACCTCCAACAATCGTTTCATCAACTTGAATCACTCCGCTGTACGAATCCGCCACTACCCCTGTTGGATCAAGTGTCACCACTGCATTGTCAGTGGCACCATACGCCAATATTCCCGTGGCTGGAGCGAGCGAGAACTTCGAGGTGATATCACCTCCGACAGGTCCAGTAACAGAAAACGCTTTTGCCCAAGTCAATGTGGACAGAGCATCCCCCACGTTCTTCACAATCATGTTCGCCGTCTGAGGCAGCGTCGCTCCCACAGTCGTTGAGAAACTGAGCGTCCCGGTCAGGCTGATGATCGGCCTTCTCTGCAAGATATCGACCGTCAGATTCACGACATCGGAATCCACGGCCACACCACCTGTGGCATCCCGGTAGTACGTCAACCCGATCACAGCCGTGTAGGGGGAAGATGCTGCTACCATATTCGTTGTGTCCACAGTCACGATAACGAGAGCGCCATCCGAGTTGGCTATTGGGCCTATCCTGACTCCAGATATCACCGGATAAGTGAACCCATGCAGGGCGTATGTAAGCGCGGCGCTGGACCCGGCTGGCCACGCGGAAGGTCCGGCTATGCTCACAGAAACATAAGCATTAATCCCACCCACATTCGTCAGAGTCGTATATGCGGAAGCGATCATTCACCCTCATACGCTGTAATGGTTAGTGCCAACGGAACGACTGTGATGTCCAACTCACCCAACTTCAACGACACGTTCAGAGACGCTGTGATCGGCAACCCATTCGGATTCTTCACGACATTCCCGTACACGTCCACCACAGTGAACAGAATAGTGCCGGACACCAAAACCACACCGCTTAACCCGGTGGAATCGAACGCCAAGTCCAGAGGCATGTGGATACCATTCCACATGCCTCCAAAGAAAGTGTCCCCACTGTCCAGCCTAATTCCCTGTGGCACGATATTCACGTCTCCAGTAATCACCTTCAACCACGAGGCGGAGAAAGATACCCGGATGTTGTAGAGAATGTTCCCACCCAACCCCAGATCGTTTGTCCAAACCTCGATCCGCTTCATCGTGATCTGCGACTGATCGGGAGGACTGTTGAACTCGGTGTTCGGAGAAGCGAACAACGCCATGACCACGGGTTCTCCCCCGGTCTGTCCTTGTGGACCTACGGGATCAGGTGGCGGATACGGAGGCGGTGGCCACCACTTGGGATCTTTCGGTGGGTCCAACGGCGGAGGCGGCGGAGGCGGTGGAGGCGGCGGTGGTGGAGGCGGAGGAGGAGGCGGAGGACCAGGATCAAGTATGAATATCCACTCTCCCCCTGCGTCAGCTTCCACAACCTCACTCGGAACAGAAATCAAATTGACGGTGTATGCGGGTATGGTGGCTCTGACTTGCCATGTGTACGTTCCGGTAGTCAACCCAGTCACCAACCTAGATGTGCTGCTCCCAGTACTGATCCAACTCCCGCTCTTACCGGGACCGCTCAAGCTGTATTCATAAGTCGCCGGGATCTGAGTAGTGCCATCCAATCCACCCCACCGACAAAACGATTGCCACCTCAGAGTCACGTCCATGTTTGCGACCTTATACGTCGTGCTGTCAGGGGGGAATATCTTCCCGAAGATGGCCATCCCCGGAAACATCAGTCCACTGGGAATCGGGTTTGGGTTTGGAGAGATGGTGATTCTTCCACCCGCCTGTCGGAAGATCCCAGCGCGATCACGAAAGCGGAGCCCGGTCAGCGTCCACACCGGCCCACCCAGACTCCCCGTGCAGCACAGCAGCTTCCCCGGAATGCGCTTGAGGATGGTTGCCGGATTGTCAGTGCAGCCGTGGATCTCATCGACAAGAGATCCCATCTTGCCGACTTCCTTCACGCCGCCGAAGACGTGATACAATTCAAGTTCTTCTTCTGTTCTCATTCCAGTATGAACCGATCCGTGGGTGGCAAAGTCTGATCGTAAGTCAGCGGGGCTCGAAGCACATCCGTCTCGGTCTCGCTCACCCAAGTTCCACAGCGATTGAGAACCACATGGGAGATCCCCCTGAAAGAGAGCTGAGTCAGCGTGAGCACCGTGCCCCCTAGCGAGCCCGTGGAGGCCATGACCTTTCCGGGGATGCGTCTGATGTTTCCACGATCCGAAGGCTGTCCACCGTGTAACCAGGGTACCAGGGTAGAGTCCAAGTTGAGTTCGTCCACGGCTTGATTGACACCGCGAAAGAACCCTACTTCGTATGGAGATTCCTCGACACGCCTTTGGTTACTCATCTGAAACGACCGACACCCGAGCGAGAGCCACGGGTGATGAATATGCCTCTCACACCCGTCTGTCTGCCAGACACGGAACCAATCGTCAGGTCACTTACCAGGGTCTGACTCTTGTTCCGTCGCTTCTGAATACCTTCAGCTCTCGACATGGCCCTGCCCCAGAACTGCCGGGCAACATCCATGTTGTGATGCCACTCCAAAGCCACGGACCCCGCCATGTAGGCGATGGCCTCGCCCATGTTGGGCAGCTCAGGGACATCGGTGTCGTTGTAGAGTCGTTTCGGTTTCGCTGAGTAGCGAATAGAGAAAGCGGATGCGTCCGTGGCAGGGGGGATGCCATACACGATGAACTGTTGAGTCTCGGACGGACGCACCCGCATGGTGAAGGAGCCCGATGGCCCTCGATACTCGGTCAGCAAATTGAACCCCACACCCGGAACGAACGACCCGGCTTCGATCTGGTATCCGTAGTCACCAGGATCGACCATGTCGTTCAGGTCATGCGCGGAGTTGTTGGAATCGGAATAAGGATCGAACCTGACCCAATAGTCCTGAGATAGGACCGTATCAACGGATGACGTCTGAGCGGCTTTAAGGCCGTTTGTCAGAACCACGTTTTGAATTTGGGTCAGGTCCGCTCCCACGATTCCAGACCAGTCATAGAATCGTACAGTGCCAAGATTCCCTGTTCGTCTCTCATACTTAAGCCGCATGGTCTCGTCCGGAACAGGGTCCAACCGGCGAGTCCCATACATGAGTCCAATCTCCGTGCCGTTGTAGTCATAGGGCAAGGGATAGAACTGCTGGTTAGCCACCGCACCGATAGTCACGGTCTTGGTGAGGGATGGAAGGACATACGCTTCCGCGATCCGCTCCCACCCCTGGTTGATCCAGCGATCCCGGAGGGGAGTCATCTCGTCAAGGCGGGCGGTGCGGATCAGGTCATCGAACTCTTGTCGGATTCGGTAAAGCTGCATGTGCTCCTCAAGGAACCATCGGTCCCATGTTAGCCAGCAAGGCTTGAAGCTGCTGGTCTACGTTGTCCAACATCGGTTCGAGAATTTCGTCCCCGTAGTTTTTCCTCGCCTCGTGCAGATAGCAGCCCTTGCACAGCCTCTCCCCCCGATAGTAGACGCCGGGAGGAACCATCACGATGTCACTGCATCGGTCGCATGTTCCCCGCTGCTTCTCGTAACCGAAGGGAGGGCGCGGCATGTCGGACTCCTATCGCTTGAGACTGGCCAGCTTGGTCTTGCTCCCATACGTGGACTCGAACGTATGCTTCAGCTTGCGACCCGAGGCCGCGTGACCGCGAGACTTGGCCGGTGTGGCCCAGCCCTTCTGACTTGAACCTGATCCTGATTTCACTGGAGCCTCCTGATGCCTGTTGTTGAGTGTGCCCGTTACGCCCTTCTCTCCCATCGCCGTCCGAAGAATCGGTGTGATCGCCATGTGATTCTCCCCCATCAGGGGGAGGCCCGGTCATCTCTGACCGAGCCTCCTCGATTGATTACGGATTGTTGCCACGACTCAGTTCGATCCACTTCGAGCTGGTTACGGCGTACAGACTCAGCACATCGTTGGTGTTACCCAACCACGTAGCCGACAGCACGACGTTGGCGGCAGCGACAATGGACACCAGGTTTGTGCTACTGGAATCCACGATCAAGTCAACCGTCTGACCAGCCGCAATCGGCGTAGGCAGCGTGACCGTATTCGTCCCGGCAGCGGCGGACCCGATGCCGGTCAGAACGATCTTGGACCCATTGCACACCACAGCCTGAGCGTTCGTCACGTCTTGCGCTCTGGGGGTGGCAAAAATGTTGTACAGAAGGGTGGTGTCCCGCAACGTGGGAGTCACGAAAGCCGCATCAATCAGATTGCCGTAGGTGGCATCCAGATACGCCTGCATCCGAACCCAATCCCGAAGGATAGGTTCGGGGGTCTGACTCATCGCAACAGCGGACATCGACAGAACAGCCAACACCAACACAATGAACTTCTTCATCAGTTTCTCCTCATCAGGGGGGAGTGGAATCGTACCACTCCCCCCGTGGATTGTTCGATTACACGCCCGCCGGGATCAGATCCCACTGTGTTTCGGGAATGCCGTTGAAGGTCGGAGGAGTTGTCCCATCGAGGGAGTACGCGCCCGCGACCCAGTTGCGCCAGTTGCGAACCAGGAAACCCCAGCTCTCTTCGTAGGAGCAGAAGTACGCCCGGTTGTCTTCGTCCCGGTAGTAAGCCCACGGATCTTCCGTCTTGCTCACATCCAGAACATTGATGCCGCCCGACTTCGCCTTGCCCAGGAACCACGTATGCGGAACCAGGAACGGGCTGTCCACGAGCTGCACGTTGAACCCTTCGACGTTCACGAAGATGTTCTCCCGGTTGGAGACCAACTGGAAGGCGCGTTGCTGCTCGATGAACCGGGACTTCAGAATTTCGTTCCAACGGGGAACGTCATAGCTGGAGACAAGGAGGGTGTCGGGCTTCTGGAAGAAGCGGACATCGTTCTCGTCGAATGCCATGTTCATGCAGTAGTGCGTCCACACGCGCTTCAGCGCCCAGTAGCTAGGAGCCAGACTGAATGCGTTGAAGTAACCGCCCGTGTCCGGAACCGCCGCCGCCATGTCCGTGCAGGTGCCGACAGCCATGCTGCCGGGACCAGCCACAGCGCCCGCAGAATAGGACGGGTGGGGGGCTCCAGGAGCCGCGAACAGCGCCACGCCGTCATACTGCAACCCGGTCGCCGGAAGATCCGCCAACCCACCGGAACGAAGCCGATGGTTGAAGAACGGATTACCAGCCGCGATGCCGCCCAGGTTGAAGATGTCAGCCGACAGCTTCTGCCACTTGGTCTTTTTGCGCGAGAGGAACGCCCGACCGATGGTGTCGGCCAAGTACCCGGCGAACCGGGCCTCATCCACGCCATCCGCCGTGCGGAACTCACGGGACCGCTGCTCCATCTCTTTCGAGATGTTGACCTTGCCGGACGCTTCGATGGCCTGACTGCCATAGCAAACGTAGCCGGTGGTCATGTTCTTTTGCACGATGGGTGCGGCTTCCTGCCGACCCGACAGTTCGCCCATGGGCACCAGGGAGTATTCCTTCGTCCACAGACCGTCGATGGGCTTGCGGGAGAGAATGTCCTCGATGACATTGTCGAACTCCCGGTTATCGTTTAGGGCCAGGTTGACTGCGTACAGTTCCTCACGGAACAGTTCAGGGAATTGAACACTGAGTAACATGATCGTCTCCTAATGTTGACGTTGTTGTTCGGCCTACCGATTTCCGTACCGGAGATCCGGGGGAACCATGCAAGCCACCCACATAGCGTCACGAGTGACGATCTGGGATATTCGGAGGACACCCTTGGTTGACGCGCCAAGATTCACGTATTGAATCCCGGTTGCATCCACGTAGATGTCGTAATCTTTCCCGATGTCAGCCGTTACCGCTGCCCGGCCAGTCGTGGGGAACACGAACGCCTTTTCCAGCGAGTGGTTGACGGGGAGTTCATCGCCCGCGCTCACGGAGACGGGCTTACCAGTTGTCGCTACTCCAACTTCCTCCACCTCAGCGAAACCCGCGAGGTTGGACGAAGCCGCTGTAGCAGCCTGGTAGTAGTGGTGTTTGTCCACGGCCTTACCACCCCGACGACGGAAGATCGTCCCAGCGGCAAAGGCGTTCCACAGAATCCGATCCGGCCCCGTGTGAGCAGAGACGTTCGGATCATTTTCAGTCGGCATCAACTCTGGCATAATGCTCCTGTCAGCCCAGGAGCATGACACTACCGTGCGGTGTAGGCTTCTTTCTTAGCCAACGCCCGACGATACAAGTCCACGCGGTCAAGCGGTATCCTGAGGGCTCTCATGCCCTTGATCTCATCAGCCGTTGCCGGTTTCGTTTCAGATGCTTTGCCCGAGCCCACGGAGTAATCCCCGGCTCCGACCCCACCGCGTGACTTCACTTGAGAAGCCGCCGCCGCATCAGCCGAACCGTTTCCACCTGAACTCTGAGCCGTTCGGAACTTCTCAAGGTTCTCACCCATGTAGGTATGAGTCACGACCTTGATCGTTTCCGGATTCGCTCTATCCAGGGGGGACATCCCCGACATCTTCGCTCGGATCGCCGACCTGTCCGAATCGTCCAACGACTTGAAACCAGACACCACTTCGTTGAAGACCTTGTCACCATCTGCTTGTGCTCGGGCAGTCTGTTCCATCTTGAGAACATCGACTTGGTACAACCTGGAGACTTCCATCTGAACCAACTTATTGTTGGAATCAGAGATTCCCACAGCTTGCATGGCTCGAACGTTCAACTGGTCCAGGTAAGCCTGAGCCTGAGCATTGCGATCTCCGGTAGTCTGCGGGGTCTGAGTGGCGGCTGACTCGGTGTGGGTCCGCTCTTTTTCCTTGGACAACTCTTCAATCACTCCCTTAGCCATCTTCAACGTACCACGAAGACTGTGCCACGCTCTCGCAGCTTTCCTCTTCGATTCTTCGTCCTGGGTGCCCTGATCCTGTGCCTCGACAAAGTCGGGGGTGGTTTCAGAGTCCAGGTCCATTTCAGACAACTGTTTCAGAATTTCCTTCGGATCGCCCACAGGGTTTGGCATGACTGCTCCTGCTACTTGTACGCTTTCGCGTCGTTGTGTGTTTCTCGTTCCCCACAATGGGTCACTCAAACACCAGTATCATACGGGATTCGATATCTACTCCGCAACCTTTATTTCACTTGACTTCTTCTTCTCAGTCCACCCCTTTTTCTGCTCTGCTGATCCTATCATTTTTTCATACTCTTCCAGGGTCTTCTTCAGCCTGTCTGGATCGCACTTAATCTGCAACCACACACGCTTCTCACCCTTGACCGTAGCCAGATACTCCGCTGCCGATGCCGGGTCCATGCCTAGTTCGTGCGATGTCATGGACAGCGTTCGGTCGCATCGGGCGATCATGGGGTCCACCAGCTTGAGCACGATCTGACCTTGCTCGGTCTGGAGGTAGTCCCGGTATCGGTTGTACTGATCCTGAATGTTGCTGCGGTGGATGAACAGGGTGTCATCCTTTTTCGCCGCCACATCCAATGGACTCTGAAGCATGGACGGATTGACGTTCGTTCCTCGGAGTATCATCCTTCACCTCCCATGACTTGCTGAAGCGTCTCCGCTTCCTGTTGTGCCTCGGGGTTGGGTTGAGCCTGTTCTCCCCCCTGACCCTGCTCGGACATGACTTCCGGAGCCTGTCCACTCCGGAGGGATGTCATCATGTTCTGCGTCATCCCCTGCATCTGCTCCGGATTCATGGCCACCATCTCAGCTTCGGACGGGATCAGGTATCGGAAGCCCCGGATATCCATGACCTGAGCGGCCAGCCGCATCCACCGGAAGAAGTACTTCTTGTAGAGTTCCGGATTGAACTGAGCAATACCCTGAAGCATGGGCGTGAAGAACTGGAGCTGCCTCATAAACGTCTCTTCCCGAACCTGAGCGTTGATGTACTGAGACGCCGCCTGTGACTTCCACTTGAGCGGCTTCGCCAGTTCTTCCAATGTGATCCGATTGACCTGTTCCAACTCGGGCTGTGTTCCGGGAAAGATGATCTTGTTCAGAATCTCCATCTCTTCATTGTAGACCGCCATCTCGTAGAACCCCTGCCACACCCAGTTGGCCAGCCGTTCCCATGAACGATTCCAATCGTCGATCATTCCCTCGATACCAATGTTGGCCTGCTGTAGCAACAGTCCGGTCTTGGCAGCCGGGGACCGGGGATCGGTTGAGTCCGTGTTCCCCTGCATGAGCGACGTGATACTGGTTCGATTGGCCGCTCTCTGTTGAGTCAGGGGGAGCAGCACGTTCAAGAGCATGGGGCTGGGTGGAGGAACCTCCAGGGCCTTCACGTCGTTGATCGTCTTCACGTACCCGACCTTGAATGGACCGATGCCATCCTTGAACGGAACGTACCCACCGTCATCCGGATGAACGGACAGCAGCGGACGGAAGCAAGCCATCGCCGCTGAGTCCAGGGTCAAGTCCACCGCGTTGGACTCCAGGAAGTCCTCGTTGATTAGCCGGGCTCCGAATCCGAATCCCCAATAACTCTTCGGCTTCACACCCATCTTGAAGTGGAAGTAGCAGGGAGTCTCCGTGAAATGCGGATAGGTCTTGGCCCGGAGGATCTTCCTGCTCTCGGGCTCGATGTCGATCATCACGTACTTGGGAATCAGTCCCCTGGGATCGCTCTTCGTCTTGTACCCGTACTTGCACAGCACCCGGTACACCGCGAACGTGTTCTTGTACGGAGCGTTCTTCACATCTCCACCCAAGCTGTCCGATTCGGACTGCCAATCGTAGCAGAGATCCCAGACGTTCTGTAGCGACACCTCGTCCTTGGCGGCATCCTCTCCGGTGCTCACACCACTCTGGGAAAGGCTTCGGTTCAACCGGCGCATGGTCCGCTTGTTCAGAACTTCTTCGATGTCCTTGCGCTCATACCAGCCCACGCCCCTGGATGACAGGAGCATGAGATCGTTTTCCGTCAGGTACATCCGACGGGCGCGGAACTTGATGTCCCGATCTTCGAGAACATTCGGTGGAATCAAGTGGTCAATCTTGTCCACCTTGAAGAACTGCATTCCGTTCTTCGTGACCACGTCCGCTTCCACCAACATCCGGGCGGGTCGCCCATCCGCGATGGTCTGCTGCGCGGCGATGTAGTCCGCGTCATCCAAACACTTGTCCTGATCCTCCGCCAACTTTTCGGCGGTCAGGTACGTCCGGATCACCCGCTGGGGAACCTTTTCGTACATCGTGTCCGCTTCCAGAATGAGCGATCCATCCAGGATGAACTCGAACAGACCGTCCGTCCCGATCACATCCCGGAGATCCAGATCGTTCTCCAGAATCGTCTGCATGAACCATTCCGCCCGGTGGATGAACTCGATCTCAGACACGTTGGAGATCTTCTCGTTCACACAGAACCACGGCTGGGGCGCGAACAGACCCAAGCGCAATCGGTCAATCCCCTCAACCACCCGCTCGAACAAGAGACCGGAAGTGAAGTTAGCTCCCAATCCCATGCTGGGGTAAAACTTCTCCACGTACTCCAAAGCGTACACCGCCCGGTACAACGCCCACTGGTTACGAATCGAATCCACGTTCTGAACACACGCCTTGAGATCCCGGATCAACCAGGTGGCGATATCTTCCTTCGCCGAATCGGTCAGATCCAACGAGGGAAAGAAGTCCTCGAACATCTTATCCCTGCCAGGGGGGGCTGACTGGGGCTGTTCGGTCTCCGGAGCGAACGACTCGGGTGTTGGGGTGGGTGTTTCTTCCATGGCATCCTGGGGCATCGTAGGCATTACCTGTACCTCCTAAGGGCTTCGTCTTTCGACAGCGGGTTGTACCGGGTGGGGGAAGCCGAGGGCTTTGCGCCCCGGTACTCTTCCATCACCTGCATCTCGTGAGCCACCCGCTTCTTGTTCAGCGGTTCATGGAACACGGGGGTCTCAGCAACTATCTTGGTGGCAATGCTGGCTGCCATCACGCGGTCATCGGTGTGTCCGGGTAGAGCAATCAATCGGCCCCGGCTGTCGATGAAGTGCATCATCTCGTTCAGCAAGTCAATGCTGTGAACCAGGCACTTCCCATTCTTGAAATCCTGTCTAAGCTGGCCGCACACATCCTTCTTGTTCCCCACAGTGGTCTGCCAACCGTACTCCCGCTTGATCTGCTGGTTGGCGATCTTGCTTCGGGTGTAGATGTGAGTGTACCCAGCCTTCTCGATGTTGGCGCGGAGAAGTCCTCCGCACTTGTTGTTCATCTCGGGAGCCAGCAGCGCCTTGTTGTAGTAGATAGCAATCATCACGGCGTAGGAAGCCGCCATCTCTTCGTCGAACAAGCCGCCCCACTCCGCCACTTGCTCCAGCCGATAGGGATCGAACACCTCGACGATGGAGTTGTCGCTCGTGTACTCGGTGGACTTGATTCCTTCAGCCACATCCACGACCACCAGGTACTTCCTACCCGGCTGTGGACTCCGGTAGATCTCCAGCGCACCCTCGCTCATCTTGGCCGTGTCATCCTGCGAGAAAGTGATGCTATCCCGGGTGGCACTCAAAAATCCCCGGATCGGCATTACGTTGTCCTGTTCCAGAGCGACCCAGGCTTCGCGAGCACCACGCGGGTGATTGACAATGGACTGAATGTGCTTGGGATACATCTTCTTAACGGCGTCCAGCGCCAGCTTCTTGAAGTCCCGGTAGAACTTGATCGTCTCCATCCTGTCCTGAACGGCCTCGACGTTGAAGTAGTTCGTGCCTGTGGTCAGGAACGGTTCGGAACTGTTCAAGGGGAAATCCTGCCGGAACGCGGACTCAGATCCCAACATGTCGATCTGCTTCCGACGAAACTTTATGTGGCCCGATCTGAGTTCGTAAGTCTCCAGCAGCTTCTTCTCGTCCAGTGTGTACTCCAACTCCTCCCCTGTTCCCAAAGACTCTTCGCAGTCAGGGGAGTCCTTCCACGAGATGAAGATGAACTCCCACTTCCCATCGCCCTTCTCCGCTTCCCGGCAATCGTCCGCGAACTTGTTGAGACCGAACGCGGTGGATTCTTTGCACACAAACGCGAACCCGGTTCGTGGGACTGAGTTGAGCAGGGAAGTCTCCGCCGTGCGCTGCGCTCCCTCACGCCACTTCGAGTTCTCGGACATGTGCACGACATTGATCGTGCCTGATGTTCCTGGGTTGGGATTCTCCCCGGAGTCCTGTTCAACCACGGAACCATTCGACAACTTGATTCCGGACTTCGCCTTGGGCATGGGAACGCGCTTGGGAGGCCAATGCGATTCGATGGGCGATCCAGCGCCACACAGATCCCGTTCCTGAAAGAGTTCGATCATCGACGTGATGTTGCTGGTGTGAGAACTCAGATCGGCAATGACGAACACGCCGATGTTGGCAACGAACCGGGCGAACCAATAATCGAATCCGGCGATCAGAGTGGAGATTCCGACCTTGCGATGCTTCAGGACAAGAACTTGAACTCGGGTCCACGGGTCCGGGACCAGATGAGCGCAAATCTTGTCGGCAATCTTGAGCTGGTTCGGATTCAGTTTGAACTGGACGATACCTACTCCGTCCGATCCACCGGACAACTCACCAGCCCGAATGTACCCGTAATTCTCCATCCAGTAGACCGGATGGATTTTCGAGATCTCAAACTCGGTCTGCTGCACAGTCCATGATTTCGCTGCCTTGGACGCAAGGAGTCGTGACACCTTGCGATCCAGGGCCGCGAGATTGGGGTACTGCTTGACAGAGTAACTCATCGACTCTTCTTCGGTTTGCTCGATCCAGCCAGAGGCTTGGTGTACGAGAAACAATTTGCCGCCATCGTCTTGATCGACTTGGCTTTCCCGGATTTGCTGTCAGTTTTTTTCTTCATGGTTGATCCCTTACGGAAGGACCGGCGGTGTGCCGGTCGTGAATACTTGTTCCAGCATGGCAGCCGTTTGGTCAAGGGTCAGATCCCCATCTGCCACAGCCTGCTCCGTGGCTGCCCACTGCGTGTCCAACTCACTCGATGTCATTTGCGATACATCACTTGGTAGTGGCATAACCGCCTCCATCTCGCATATAAATTCCCCTTTGGGATGGTTTGACGCCTACGTTCGTACTGCTGTCATAGTGCAGCACATACATACTTCCAAACTTCCCACCCTCGTATTCGCTCAAGTCGCGCCACAGGGGGGAGTCTTCAATTCCCGTGAAAATAATCCAGCTCTTGTCGGCCAGCACCCCCTTGTCTCTTAGCAGCCAGAACTGGTAGATGGCATCCTCTCGGTTTCTCAGCCATATTACCTTCGGCTTTCTGTTTTCATCGACTCTGACCAGGTTGTTGATCTCGGTATCGGATTCAGCCGTTCGGATAACGGACACATCTATACCCAAGGCGATCTCAACCAATGATAACACCAACACTCGGTACTTGTCAACCTCTCTTTTGCTCATGTCCATGGCTCCGTATTGTGTGGCCTGTAGTGGTACAGGCATTTCTCTCCCAAGAACACTTCCCGCTTCAACAGTCTGGAGTCGGCCATTGCCCGAGTCCAGAAATGATCCTCGCTGATTGTGATGTCCCGATATTTGATCCTCCTTGCCAAATCCGTCCGGACCGGATTCAAGTGGTTTGGCTGTCGGTAATATGTCGGCACCCCACACTTGTCCGCCCGCTCCGTCCACACCGGGCACATGAGCGAATGAATGAACCTCCGCTCCATTACCCCACCCCACACAGCCTTCCCCCAAAACCCAATGCAGTCCACGTACTGCGTTTGCAGAATCCGCAAGATATCCTGAACGTATGTGTCCGAGACCCAATCGTCATCGTCCACGAAGACGGAGTACGTCCCGGTCGCCCGCATGAGCAAGGTATTCCGCTTGAACCCGGTCGTGTGCTCCTTGTTGTCCTCATCCAACAGAACCTCAACCGGACTGTCGCTAATCTGTCGCTTCAGCTCACTCAGCAGGGGGGCTCGAAGCCTCGCTCGATCTGCCAAGGTCGGGATGAGAATGCTGAGAATCATGTGGGCTCCTTGGGTGCGAACTTGTGGAACAACTCCACTCGCTTGTCGTTGCCAATCCCGGTCAGGTGGCACAAGAAGTTTCCCGGAACCCACGGGTCGATGGACTTGGGCTGAACTTCTTTCGGGACAGCGTTGAGCACACCGTGCGGTACAACTCGAACGCAGTCCCGCCACTCACAACTGGAATTGTACACCGCCCGCATGGCACCTTGGTCCGTTGTGCAGTTGTATTCCCACTGTGAGTATTCAGTCTTGGTCAAAGCCTCGTCCAGGAACCGGAACGACCGGGGACAATGCTTGGCGATGAACACTCCCGCTGAGAACATGTCGGTGTGAGGAGCCCCATACTCCCAATCGAAAGCGAACGTCAACCCCTCGAAGTATTCCGAGATCTTCCGGAAGTCCACGAGCGGATTGGTGACAACCACATCCATGTCCATCCACAGGACCAAGTCATAGCCCAACAGTTCTCTCCTGACCAGTCCGAGTTTCTGCCACGAAGGGTGAGTGTCCGACTCATACTTGCGATTACACTTGAACGAGAACCCATGCCGAGAGGCGTACTTCGCCATCAGATCCGATGTCAGGTCTCCGATCTTTGCCCCGGCATCGTTGTACCCAGTCAGAACCAAACAGTCCTTGGAGCTAATCATTTGACCCCCCAATTCACCAGCTTTCTCTTCTCGAACAACTGTCTCCCCCACGACATTTTGTCTTGGCTGTTCTCTGCGGCGTATGTCGCGTCCCA